CTACGATTTCAATCTTGTCTTCTGATATTACTTTTTCTAAAGCCATTGTGTTGCTCCTGTCTGTGCCTACCGTCCGATAGGCGTATGGTTGTTATGCTGTTTGATATGATGCGGTTACATGGACGTATCTTGAGCTGCCTGCTGTCAAGTTTGCAACGACCCAATTACCGCCCTGTATCATACCCAGAAACTCTAGTTGTGAGGTGCTTCCCTGTACAATTCCGCCTACAGTTTCACAAGCAACATTAAATGTGTTTAAATATGTTACAGGAAAAGAAGACCTTTTAGGCCCATTTGCAAAAGGTAAGCCTGTAATAATATGATTAGGAGCGCCCGTTATAGTTGAGGCCTCCAAAGCAAGAGTGACGGTAACTAAACGTCCAACTTTAGTGTATATACCAGTCATGTCTGTAGCTGTAGCTCCACCGCCTAAAGTAGGAGTCCAAGTACCCTCTTCATAATCATCCAGCTTATTAGCAGCACCTGTGCCGCCTAAGTAGACACCGCCTCCTAAATATAAGTTCTTAAAGCCGTTGTTGTCATCGCCCAAAGATATCACGCCGTCAACTTGGGTTCCGTCTCCGTTTGTCGGTTGTATCTCTTGAGATGCGCCTGTCAGTCCTGCTCCGTTGGTTCTTGGGTCTAAGATAATTGTGGATACAAGCCCAGCGCGAGATTGAATACTACCTACGGTTGTGCCGTCTTTGCGGAGCAGCATAATGTCGCCATCAGTTGTTCTGCGGTTAAACACGGCAGAAACGTCTGGTCTACTCGCTGAAATAAAACCTGCACTAGAAAGCTGAATTCCCGTGGTTGTTAGGTCTGCAACAGTCTTACCCACAAGCAAATTACCTGCGCCATTTAGAGTCATCTTAGGCGTAGTGTTAGCGTTGGCATAGAAGTTTAAGTTGTTACTTGCGCCGCCAGTTGAGCCTATGTCCCAGTAGGACGAAGCGCCAGTGTTCTCAATGACTCGCAATGCTGAAGGCAGGTTAGTAGATACAGTCTTAGAGTAAGCGTTAAGAGTGGCAGCGTTGGTTGTTCCAGTGCCTGCTACAACTGAGCCAGTAAGTGAAACACTACCAGTAACGTCTATGCCTGTGTCGTCTGTTCTTATTTTTTCAGACCCATTATGGAAAAGTTTAACGAATCCGTCAGGCTCAGCAGTTATCATATTCTCATCATCAGCAACATTATTAACTGCAAAGTTTTGTGCTTGTATTTTTAAGTTTCCAGTACCTGCGTCAACAATTCTACTCTGAGTTCCATCATGATAAATCTGTAGGTCATCACCAGCACCAAACGTAGCCTTGTCATTGTCGCCAAAGTTAATGTCAGCAGAGGTAGTCAAAGGGCCGGTTAACGTACCACCCGATACTGGTAAATATCCAGCAAACGAAGGTGGAGTATATGTGAAAACACCTGTCGTGTTATCGTATTCTAAATTTGCAACACCGACCGCATTAACCGATACCGAAAGGTCTGTCAGCGATATACCTACTAAGTCAGGAATACCAATTAAAGTTGCACCAGTAAAGTCTACAGTACCGTCTGCTGTAATGTTAGCGATGTTTAGGTAACCGTCAGTACCATCAGTACCAGCATCCATTACCAGAGAAGCAACATCCAATGGATCATTAGGATTAAATCCTACTTGCGTAGCATAAGTACCACCAGCTGCTCCGCGACCAATAAAGTTGTCTGCATACACGTCACCTAAGACGAGCATATCAGTCTCTACTTTAAATACTTTTGTACTTGACATATTAGGTAATCCACTCTGTTCTGCTAAATTTTCAGGAACGTTCTGTTCTCCAATATTGACGTTAGGTGTCTGGGTATCGTTAGACATAATATCATCTCACTATAAATTTGTAAATGTGTTTGTACTATTTATACAAAAAAAACATTTCATTCAATATGGCGTCCCGTAGGGGAGTCGAACCCCTGTTACCGCCGTGAAAGGGCGGTGTCCTAGGCCTCTAGACGAACGGGACATTAATAAATTTTTTCTACTAAGATTGTGACTTCACCGATTTCACTGGAAACCATGATTGCCCAATCAAAGACATCAACATGTACTGTGTCATACTGATAGTCTTTAGTGACCTCTTGGACTGCTCTTTCAATTGCACCGTCCGCATCACCATGAACGCATATCAGTCCACCCATGTGGTCGTATAGTATATATGCGTTATTTACCTCCGAATCTTCTGGAAATAGACCTGTTGGCATAGACTCGTAATCTATCGGCATTAGTACTCCTCTTTATAGAAGATATGGTCACCAATCCTACCAATCAATCTCATACTTGAGTGAGAACTCCATTTAGGACTGACATAGTTTGCATGGTAGTGAGTAGACCCTTCAGTTAGTCCTCGGTGTTTCTTAGTGAAAATCATGTCTCGTGCTATATCTTGTGCACGTAACCAAGAATATGTCTCTACTGGTTCATCTGCAAGACCATCGCAGTACCAACTGAACTGACACATGTTCTTTCTCGGTATGGACATTCCTCGGTCTAATCCCCACTGACTCAGTACGGCTTGTTTAACAACTCCACAAATGGTGGACGGGAATCTTCCGTGTTGTACACGGTTAAGAGTAACATCCGCAACTGCATACTGACCGGCGAGACTTTCACTTCTTGCCTCATGATATATATTCAATGCAAGACAGTTGATTTCTTCGTTATCGCGCATATTTGGAGTTTCTGCATGGACTAGGCTAATGTAACCTAGAAAACCAAGCATAACAATCCCTATCGATAAGCGTACCATAAAATTCTCCTAATGAATAAAGAGTTATTATACAGGGTTTATAGAGGAATGTCAAACAGTTTTTCGTAAAAGTTTTAGAAGTTTATCTAATTTCTTTTGTTGTTTGGGGGTGGGACTGTCCCCTACCTTAGATAGTAGGAGAGCATATTCTTTAGCGAGATTTGACTGATAGTTCATTATAGTTCCTCAAGTTGTTGAGTTATTATACTATAATGAACTATTCTTGTCAATCATTTCTTTTTCTTTTCTCCGGCAATCCACTTCTTCGCTTTAGCATTTTCTACTGGAGCTTGAGTGAACTTAGTAGCATCACGGTATGCGCGGACTGTCTCTTTCTGGTAGTCCTTACCTTCAGAGTTATCCACAACTAGAAAGTTCTTCTTACCGAACATCTGTTGGAACTTACCAATATTTTTTTGTACCGCTTTCCAGTACTCAGTAACACCTTTGGCACCTAGTGTACGTGCGCGTTGTGCATCACGAGAGATTGCAGTATCAAGGTCAGTATTCACGAAAATCATTGCGACATCGTAACCTAGTTTCTTGAGTTCTTTTGCTTGGTCTGCAATCTTACTTGGGTCTTTACCAGTACCATCGATGACAAGACCTAGACGACCTCTGATGTACATCGATTGTTTGATGTCAGTAAGGCTCTTTGCTTTACCGCGAAGTTCTTGACCCTTTACGGAGAAGATGTTATCTGGATTCATTTCCATAGATGCTTTCTTCATGGCGTTCTCAAACGCATCATCAGAGTTAACAACTTTATAACCCATAGAAGTCAGACCTGTCTTACCGACAATGAATGACTTACCAGAGCCTGGGCCGCCAGCGAGAAAGATTGCCTTGAAGATTGCTGGGTCGTTGACACCTTCGTTTAAGAAGGACTTAAATGATTTTACCACGGTTGTGCTCGCCATAGTTGGAGGGCAACTTCAACGATTTCCGCTTTACGAGAAGGAAGACGACCTGTTCTGCCTTTAGATGCGATATAAGTCTTCAGTTCCGCAATTGTCATAGCAAGGAACCTTTCGCGTTGTTCGTCAACGTCCATCTTCGCAGGGCCTGTAATAACAGTTCTAGTATTTTCGCCTCTCTTACTTAACCATATGCCAACAGCAATAGCAAGGACTAGAAAAAGACCAAGGGTAAATTGAGTATCATTCATAACGTTCTCCACAAGTTAATGTTAGTTAGTGTGTTTATTTATACTTCTTTTTGATTTGACTTTTCAAAAGTTTCAATCAAAAACTCTGCAAAGACCTCTTGGGTACGTTCGCCAGGATGTCCAAACTCTTTCATGTCTTTTAACTCCCTACAGAGAGTGTAAAGGTCTTTGCCCTTTCCTAGTCCGACTCTACTGTCAACGTCAAGAGATTCTATAGAAGAAATTAACCATTTCTTGTAATCCGGTATAGAGTCTATTCTGAACGGTTTCTCCAAAATCTTCTTAGAAGAATCATCAGCAGGCATGTCCGTCAATACCGACATAACATTAGACCAGTTTCTTTTATGAAACACACCTTGTATCAGTTTGATTCCAGCTGCATCACAATAAGACTCCATCATCTTCATCTTACTTAGGGTGTGCATAATATCGGTCTTAGAGTCATAAGCAGTATCAAACCAATCTTTCATCACACGTCTCTTGTCTCTATCCCATATCAATTCAGTGCGTAACTGAGAGAACTGCGTAGTGTCAGTTTGACGGCCAATCTTCACATCGCGGGCATCGGGCATATACTCTACAACTTCCGAACGTTGCCACGCAGACCACATCACAACCATGTGCGTTACTTTGTTAGGGTTTTCATGAAGGTAGTCTGTGATCTCGCGGAATATCTTTTCATTACATGCACCACACACACCACGGTTCTCATAGTCCAATCCCAGTTTCCTAGCGACTATAGAAGTAAACGTGAATCCCCAATGTGTGGGTGGGTCTTGGTCAAACCCTTCTAGTTCATCACCCCAGACGAAACTACAACCGGCAGTTAACAACATTACTTAAACAGTTCCTCGTAAAGTTCATAAACTTCATTAGTTTCTGTTCGAGATTCTTCGAGGTTTCTCTTATGGAAGATGTTAGCAATCTTTCGGAAGTGTTTCTTGTCCACACCGTATTTCTCGTTCGTGACATCAACGATGTCTTTCATCAACTCTTTCTCTGCATCAATACGTAACATGCTGTCTGACATCTCTCGGATTGCCGCTGCAACCTTTTCTTTATCTGGGCCTATCATAATACTATTTTCACTCCACTAGTCGCTTCAGTCCATGCTGATGAGAAATCATCGTTAGTTTCGGTACATAGTACATACTGTTGAAACGTAATCTCTTCAGGGTTCTCTTTACTTGTCATGCAAACACCACGGGCGAAACCAATACCTTGTTCACCATGAATCAACATGCGAGGGTCTTTAATAGTAATTGCACCATTGCTATTGGTATTCTTTAACCGGCCAACATACTCACCACTTACTGTAACTACCGTAACTACTTCATTATTTTTCATTCTTCACTCTCAATTTCATCAATTAACATATCACGCATTGCTCTCGCTTGCGCATCTTCAGGGTTGTTCACACTACCATTATTAACAAACTTATACGCTAGTGTAATTCGTTGACATCCCGCGTAAGCAGCGTGCCAACAGTGTAAATCTTCTTCGTGTCCCGCACCAAAGTAATAGTGTCTACATTGCCAGCCAGGCACATCTTGGATACGAGTAATCTTATCAGTCTTCTTATCATAGTACTCAAAGAAACCATCTCCGGTCTCTGACCATGTAAATAAGACTTGATACGCGTTCGCATCATAGTTAGTGTGCCATCCGACAAAACCGCCTGGCGGGTAATAGGAGAGTAATGCGGACGTGTGCGCACCAATCTCCGCAGCGAAGTCATACTTGACCTTCTGCATAAAGTCTCCCCACATTTCCTTATCTTCACGAACCATCTTAGAGATAGGTTGAGCGAAGTAACGGTCAGGCGGCCCTACTAACTCAGGATATCTAGACAAACATTCATCAAGATACTCGCGAGAGGTGTAGTACTCTCCCTTGTGGATATCATCATACTCATGATATGTCCAATACTTCTCATCGTTATAAGAAGGTTTTGATAACATCTCATCAGAGAAACTGTCGAGCACTCCCAACAGTTCCTTATTACGAATAACAACTTCACTCATTACTAAACATCGTCCTCTTCTTCAGCAAATTTCTCATTCGCTCGTTGCAAATCTTCTTCTGTACAAGCACCCATTTCTATCATATAAGTTACTGCCGCGCTTATTCCTTCCTGTCTTCCTATCTTCTTTCCCAAGAAATGTGAGGTAAAAAGTAACGCCAACGCAATAAAAGTATGCGCGTATGGATCCATAATGGACTCCTTATAGTGTGAAGCCTTCGAAGTTCATCTTCTCAGAAGAAATTCGTTGGCCTGAGTTAGAGTTATCAAAAACTGGGCCATGGTCTACTTCTTTATTTAGTGGAGAATCATTTTGGTCGACATCAAACAAACGCATTTTACTTCGGTCAATACCTACAACGAATCGTTGATTTTGGCCAGGGTCATTATATCGGTTCTTTAACTGTTTCACCAATATCTGTCCCTGTGCATTCAGTTCATCATTACTAATCAGGGCAAACATCAAATCTGCCGTGGCGGGAAGACCGAACGATTCGGACGTATCCTCAAGACCCACATCATCATTACTATAACCGGAACGGGTAGTCTGGGTTGCAGATACTACCGGAACATCAAACTCAACAGCAAGACCACGCAACTCTTCTGCGATAGATTTGATATATGTATAGGAGTTGATAGCACCCCCCATAGACTTCATCCTAGAGGACGAACAGATGTTCAGGTAGTCGATAAATATTATATCTGGGGTGAACTTCTTCTTTAGTTTCAACTCGTTCAGGAGCGCACGGAAGTGGTTTGAGTGCGCACTACCTGTCGGATATTCTTTGATAATTAGTTTACCCGTGGTCTTATCTGCCACCTTCTTCACTCGGTCTGAGAACATATCCTTACTAAGATGTTCTAACTGGTCAATAGGGACGTTCAGTAAGTTAGCATCGATTCTTTCTGCGATACGTTCTTCGGACATCTCTAGAGTAATATACAGAACATTCTTATTCTGACTCATCGCAGCTGCCGCAGCGTGACACATGAACAACGACTTACCGACACCAGTACCCGCAAGAGCGATATTCAAAGTCTTGTTAGGTAACCCACCTTTGGTGATACGGTTGAAGTAATCCAAGTCCCAAGGCATTCTCTCCTCGTCCATGTTGTAGAAGTCCCACCGAGAATCTACATTTTCTAGATAGTCGTGACCGATGTTAGTGTCAAAGGACACGGACAGTGCCTTGGACAATACATCAGGGATTGCATTCTTGGATAGTTCTTGGTGTTTACCATCGATGATAGAGATAGACTCCATCACTGCATTGAATACTGCACGGTCTTGACACCACTTCTCAGTGCGTTCTACTAACCATGACAGGTCTTCTTCAGCATACTTGAAGATGTCGGGAAGAATGTCTATTGTGTGACGATAGTGTTCGTCTGACATTCTATCTTCCGAATCAATCTCAATCTTGAGAGCTTCTTTAGAGGGGAGGTTGTTATACTTGGCGATATACGCAGTGAACTCTTGGAAGATACTTTTGTAAGTACCTTCGAAGTATTCGGGGGAGAGGAAGGGGGCAACCTTCCTCATGTACGAATCGTTAGTCAGTAGATTCCGTAGAATCGTCTGTTGTAGATTGATGTCCGTCATTTGAATCCTTTTTCTTTATTGAACCAGTCTCGATGGCTGCTTCTAAAATATCACCTAGTACTTCACCTACAAACCCTTGTAGGTCAACATTGTCTACATTATACACGGTTGGGTCTTCTGTGTCAACAACATCGAAGTCGAAAGTTATATTTTGTTCATCACCATTAATACGAACATTATTATAACGGATGGTTACATCATTGTAGGGTGCGCGTAGTAAATCTACGTTCCACCCATCAACGCCCTCCGCAACTACAGGGACTAATTTATAATCTAGATTTTCTGACGGTTTATCTAAATCTAATTCTTTCATGCTACGGTTTCCTCAACGAAGGTTTCGGGATTGATATCGCTCTTGTATCCGATCTGATAAGTCTGTTGAAGGAATGTAGCGAAATCACTTGTTTCGAAAATAGGTGCCCAGAACTCATTGGACAGAGTATCCTTGGTACGGAACTTCTTATCTTCTGCTTCGGTTCCATGACAACGAGAGTACCAACCATTACTTGGTTTGATAACATATCCACCAGCCAATGCAACTTCGAGGAGACCAGAGTTCTTCTCAACACCACCGTCCCAAGAGACTGAGATTGGAATCTTAGATTGTTCTTTCACGAATCGAGACTTCTCAACCTTGATGACAAAGTCGTAACCAGTAACTTCAGTACCAGTCTTGTTTTGTCTACGACCGATAATCCAGATATTGTCGGCAGAGTAATAGATACCAGTACCACCACTAACTACATCTTTTGGAAACAGACCAATCTCTTTATAAGTGTGATTGATTGCAAGCATCGGAATGTTCTTCATCGCAAGATATGGAGTCGACATACGGAACAGACCTTTCAGTGCCTTCGCACGTGACATGTCCGCAACACCTTTCTCGTTCAACGCATCGTCTAGTTCTTTCTTAGACGCAAGATTACCGATAGAGTCGATAACGATAATAACCTCATCATCACGAGTCAGGTTCTCTAGTTGGCTGATAAGGTCAAACTTCAACTCTTCGACATTTGCAATAGGTGTGTGCAATACACGACTAGTGTCAATACCGAATTGTTCAAAGTATGATTGAGGAGAACCGAACTCGGAATCATAAAACAACATGACCGCATCAGGTTTCGCATTAAGATATGCGCCTGCCATGAGCAATGCGAATGATGTCTTAAAGTGTTTAGATGGCCCTGCAAGGACAGTAAGTCCTGGCGCAATACCACCATCTACGGAACCAGACAATGCAACATTCACCATCGGAACATCGGTTGGTACCATATCTTTCTCTGTGAAGAATTTACTCGTTGATAGGGTCGCTGTCTCCTTTATCTTCGAGTTCTTCTTTAGTTTGTCCATTATCGACATTTTTTCCTCCAAAATCTACAAATGTAATGTTATTAACTTTTTCACGTTCATCAAGGTCATATTGTACACGATAAGCACTATTGATGTCAAGTACTTTATGCAATAAATCGAAACTAGTTGTAGTCCCGTCAGCAAACTCATGTGTTGAGAAGTCTAAGAATGCTCTCGTGTCTTTTGGAAGACATGCGCCACCGAATCCACGTTTACCATCAAAGCCTGGCACACGGGTGTGACCCATACCTACTCTATCATCTTTACCTGCTGCTCGGACAATAGTATTATAGTTGCAACCATAAAGGTTGACTAGATCATATAGTTGATTAAAGAATGTAATCTTCGTAGATAGGAATGAATTGATTGTGTACTTCACAAACGATGCTTCATACGCAGTCATACGATGATAGTCGTTAGACTCACACGCACCAAAGATCTCATACACGTCAATGAGTTCTCGTGCGGCTACTGGCATACCGCCAATGACGTGGAACTTAGCACCAACGAAGTCTGCCTTAGCATTCTTCTCTGTCAAGAACTCAGGGTTATAAACGAAACGATCGACCTGTTCCCTACTCATAGTAGAGTAAAGACGGTCAATAGATTCGGGGGTGATTGTAGATTTAACTACGACAAGAGCGTCAGTATAGTTAAGACACTTAATCACTGACTCTTCTACTATAGAAGAATCTACCGAACCATCATCAGCAGATGGTGTAGGTGCACATATAAAGAAACACTTAGGATGACGGTCTGCTGAGAAATCTGTTAGGTCATCAAGGTCAGTTTCATATTTGGGGTCATAGTAGTTGAAGTCGACAAGCGGATGCATAAACGCATACTCGACTGCCTGGCCAACAAATCCATGTCCAACGATTCCTATTCGAAATCGTGTGTTAACATCGTCTGCTGTTGCTCTAGTCATTATTTAATCCCATTATAAGTTTTATACCATTCGTAAAATTTTTCAACGCCCTCTGTAATACTAACCTTCGGTTCATAACCAAGTGCTTGTAGTTTGGAGGTGTTTGACCAAGTCTCTAGAGTATCAGCAGGGTGTTTAGGAGCAAGATTCTTAATTGCTTCCTTACCTGTGTTCTTCTCAATCTCGGAGATGAAGTCCATCAATCCGACTTGTTCACCACGACCTATATTGAAAATTTCTCCCGATGGGATATCATTGTTGCCTAGGACAACCTCAATACCATCAAGGATATCTTCCACATACGTAAAGTCACGTTTCATATCACCGTAATTATACACTGTTATTTCTTTTCCGTCAAGTATATTCTTAGTGAAGTCAAACAATGCCATATCAGGTCTACCCCAAGGCCCATATACTGTGAAAAATCGTAGACCTGTAGTGTTCAGTCCAGATGACTGGAACTGACATTCATTTGCCCACTTGGTATAACCATATGCGTTCAACTGTTTACCAGACTCTTGACCTTCAGTCCACGGAACCGGAGAACCCGCATACACGCACGAGGTTGATGCATAGACGATACGGGTATCAGGAAGATGTTGCTTACAGATATCAATCAAGTTCTGTGTAGCATCTATGTTATTCTGGTGGTACGACTTCTCCTTTCCCATAGAATCCCGAACGCCCGCCATTGCAGCAAGGTGAATAATAGTATCGGGTCGGAAGTCTCGCAATAGTGCTTCTAGTTTAATCTCGTCTTTTAGGTCACATCCCCAGATATCTAGATTGAAGTGTTTCATCCGATCTACTTTAAGCTTAGGTGTGTAAAGGTGGTCGTTGAAGTTGTCAACTCCCTTTACAGTAAGTCCGCGATCCATTAAACGTTTTGCGAGTTGGGAACCGATAAAACCTGCGGCTCCTGTTACTAATACTTTATTCATTTAACTATTCCTGTAAATATATTCTAATGCCCTGTCTGCTTCTACAGTCAGGGGTCTGTTCTCATACCAACTACCAGTCTCACGGTCAAACTCTCTACACATATCTGCAATCTGAGTTGCAGTGATGGGATATCCTTTCGCATAAGCATTACCCGCAATCGCAAGCATTATCTTATACATCCCAGAATACCAACCAGTTTCGTTGATTGTTTGGTACTCGATGCCTAATCGTTTAGGCCAGAAAGGACAGTCGCGGTATGACGACCATCTGAAGTCGGTATTATTTAGACTGTCCTTACGGTGTTGAATTACCGCCTGTTGCATCTCTACTGGAAGCCTGTCTAGGAAGGTATTACCAGTCTTTTCATGGTATGGGTGTTTAGCAATCAGTTCAGAGGTGTTTAGAGAACCCCCTTGGTTAGTAATAAAGAAAGACTCAGCATCCGGATACTGTGCGGGGACATAATACATGCGAGCGAGGTCTTTGGTCTGTGGGTCACCCAGTTCACCCAACTCAGTATTCAGTGCATACCAGAATGCTTTGATGCGGTCATTATCAATATGTTCGTCTAATCGAAATACGATTCTAAACTTGAGATGGTCGTCTCTGCTTGATGCAGTGTTGTACACAACGTAGTCGTACTGCCCAAAGAGTTCGTGCAGCTGTTGGTTAAGGACTCGTACATTACTAGAGAAATCGTGATCATCAACATCAACGCAACACCAACCACCCCAATAGCGAGTAGATTTATTACTACGCGTAGTATCCACTTCGAAAACAGCAGGACTAATAAGAGGACTAGAATTATTTCCACCTTTCTCTCCTTTCTCTCTATACATTTTTAGTAGGACATTTACGAACTTGTCCCAATCATCAAGAACCATATGGCGATGGGTCTTGTTATCGAACTGATTTTTAAATATAGTTAATTCGTAATTCATGTGACCATTATATCATAAAGTTTGGTGTCTGTCAACCGAAGAAATCCTCAAGAGAGGCCTGAGGTTCTGCGTCCCATCCCACCGCATCCAAAATAGGAATCAGAGGGTCTAGGAAAGTCTTGTCAAACATCAGGTCGTAATCAACATATTTGTGGAGACCAAGTTCCTCCGGCAAGTTGAGAGGATATGACACAACATTCTGACCCAGACGATTAGGCATTTTGAGATAGACGAACTTTATCTTCTCGCCCTGTTTGACAGACTCGTATCGTCGATTGATATCATTCTCGACAATCGCATTGTTGTAACACAGGGCACCACGCACATGGATGGGAGTTCCCTTCTTGAAGATAGTTTTGCGGTCTTTCCATTTGGCGAGATTAGAAACACCACGAGGGAAGGACACATCTTCGGGAGGAAGAGTCTTGAAGTGAGACCGGAAGTCACGAATATATCCTTGAGTGTCTATCTCAGTACCTTCTACTATAACACGGAAGATTTCCTTGAACTTATCACGGACAACTTGCGGAGTCGACGACTTGATTGCCTCGATACCCATCATCTTGAGTTTGGGAGTTTTGTACTGGACACCCTCGTTATTGTGCACGTTGAGAATGTATCGTTTCTTAGCCATCCAGATACCACGGTCTGCAATCACCTCACGTCCCATCTCCATGCGATTCTCATAGGCACCAGTTGCGTCTGCCATAGTCGCATAAGAGTCTGCCAGTACTTTCTCGAAGTGGTCTGCGCATATCTTGTCTAGGAACTTGACAGGGTTCTTCGGGGCAAACTTCTCGACCAAATCGCCCATGCGAATATACACGGAGTCGGTATCGATTGCGACGACATAGTCTTCATCTGTTTTCAGAACATCTTGCATCGCACCATTGACCGCACGTTCTGCCCACTTGATTGCCAACTGACCCGCAAGAGTAATAGACTCTGCAACACGCTGATCGAAATATCTAAACCAACGATTGCCTAGGGCCCCATAAAGTGAATTCATGAGAATTTTAATGGCCATCTGTTGGTTGTCGAGAGAGGATATCCGGTATTCCAATTCCTTGGACGGATTAATCTGCATCTCCTGTTGGGCCTTCAACATCTCAGTCTTTATTACACGACGTTCGGAGTAGTACCGCTTAATCACCGTAGGAATAACACCCTCACGGTCATGGGTGAATCGAATACCAGTGGGAGCAACAGAGAACCCCCGTTGACCGATATTGACCGAACCGTCGAGGAACTTATCGACAGACACCCCATTTTGGAAACCGTCCATAACAGTCTCGGGCGACATATTATATTGTACAATGATGTTTGGATATAGAGAGTTCAAGTCAAACGACGTGACCCAATCATGAGAACCCACCTGTGGCTCCTTCACATAACCGCCGGGGTATGATGTCTTGGGTTTCTCAACTTTCTTAGGAACCGCAATCTTCTGCTTGTTCAACAGTCGATAGATGATAGTGTCCCAGATGGCAGTAGTACCCAGAGTGTCGTTGTAGTTCACACCCGCCTTATAGGCCATAGTGAAAATCAAATCAATGAGGTCGAGTTTGACATCTAGGTTATGTACTAACTCAACGTCCTTCACGTTATAGTCAATAAACTTCTGGTAATCCTTCTCGTATAACGTGTGGAGATTTCCATGTTCAGCATACGAGAGTTTACGTTCACCCAACACAACGTGGGAGATATGGTCGAGTCGATATGATTCCTGTTGTCCTAGAGTATTGTAGGTGAACTTCTTGAAGACTTCCAAGTAGTCGAGTTGTTCGATGCCTTCGAGAATAAACTCTTGGTTCAATTTACCATTGATAGTGGTGTTGCGTTCACGGATGAGTCCCCACGGAGACATGCGTTTTGCTAGAGTGTCGTCACCAAACAACTTTACCATTCGGTTATGAAGATAGGGAATATCAAAGAATCGTGTGTTCCATCCGGTAATCACGTTAGGCGCATACTCTTCCATACGACGAACGAACTTGCGTACAAGGTCAATCTCATTGTCGCACTTGATGTATAGAATGTCCTCACGTGTGGTTGTGTAGTCACCACAACCCCAGACCCAGTAAGTGCCTGTGTTCTCTCGCATACAGATAGCGGTAATAGGATGTGCCGCATCTTCGGGGGCAGGGAAACCATCGGCCGAGAAGACCTCAATATCGATGTTAGCGGTCTTGATTAGACTGCGGTCATATTCGATACGATCGGGCCACTCTTCCGCAATGAATTGTGCGACATAGTTAGTATTGCCTGCGATTTCGAAGTTAGAGACGTTCTCATAACGTTTGTTGAAATCTTTGGCGTCTGACATGGATTCGAAGATAACGGGTTGCATCGGAATACCGTCTAGGGTAGTCCAACCTTCCTCGCTTTCTCCGGACATGAATAGTGTGGGCTTGAATGGAATACGAGATTTGGTCGCGAGACCGTTTTCGTCATATCCACGGTATAGTAGTTTGTCGCCATATCGGACGACAGATGTATAGAATTTATTAGACATATGTCAATTTCCCAATAGTAAGGACGTATTATAACTGAAAAGGGGGGTCTTGTCAACCCCCCTGTTTATAGAACTTAGATCAAACCGTTTCGTCAATCAAATCATCTATTAATACGATATCTTCTCTATTCAAATTCAGAGAATCGACAAGACCATTGGTGTCTTTTAAGACCCTTTTTGCAATAAGATACGCGATACTAGCCTTTGCGTTACCAGCCAATCTACCTCGAATCACATCCGTTTGTTTAGGGTAAGTAACGGCATAGGTCTTAAATGCATCTATAATTTCTTCGGTATCATACGAGAAATCACAATCATCGTTATGTTTGAGAAGATGTGCTAATCCTGTGAGAAAGTATCCTGATAAAACCCCAGTTGGGTAAACCGTTCTGATTATCGCCGAAGCAGTTATGAAAGTATCAACGTTTCTTACCCACTCATCTGACATATAACTATGGACATTCGCCTCAGAGAAATAAACATTGCGAACTTCGACAAATCCACCAAACACTCTACCGCCAGGATTTAACCCCTCAATATCAAGTGCACAGTTCTTGATGAGTTCAAGAAATTCCAAAGCCTTTGGGTCGCCAAAGACAACTTCCGCAGTGAAAATTTCTTCCGCCTTCATATTTTCGTTATCCGCATTACGAGACTTGAAGTATCGTGCTTCTTGTTTCTGACAATCCCTAAGTGTAGAACTCATTGGGTGTATAAACTGAGATGACTTCACATGAGTCAATCCGCATAGTCCAGCCATGACGCAACGCCTTAGACCATCCCACACATAACTATTACCACAAGGTCGGATTGCTACATCAATAACCCCAGCTGAGTACATATCATATCCATTCATCTTCTTTAGTTTATTAACTAACTTTTTAAGACGAAGAATGCGTTGGTAAGTCATATCGACATAAAGTTCCCTTAGAGGAACAACACCAACTTCATTGGGGTTATATTTAGCGTTGCTTACCATATTGGCCAATGTCTTTGACTTGAAGTTGTCGATTTGCAGGATGGTGTCGATGATTTCCTGAACGGATACAACACCAGTGAGGGTTGAAAGTGCCCCAGACACTTCACTAAATTTAGTACTTTTACTGATCATAATAATCTCCTAGATTATTTTATTTTTGACATCCGGTATGAATGCCTTACAAATGTATATAAACCTTTATATACCCGTTCATTATACAACAATTTTACCTTAATGGCAAGCGTTCTATCTGATTATATCAATATCATCAGCATTTACATTCCACGTCTCAACTGTTGTGCGTAGTCTGCCTTCGGACTTGAGAGTCTCATATCGTTTAGACGCTTTGTTGCGCCACCACTCAATAACATTCTCAACTTCGAATCTGTCAAAGTTTTCTGATGGTTTGATTTCGTCGGTCTTCAAGTTCATGTAGTCCTTGACTGACTGGGCCTCATGACCATACGTACTATAATACGAACGCTTACGTTCTGTCAATCCTTTCGCATCTACAATTGTCTGACAGAACTTATTATATGAATTATCATCCACACCCTTCAGTGACGCTTTGATGATAGATGCCATCTTTGTCTGAGTCTTGAGTTTACGTGACGACGCGTCAGCGGGAACAAGATAGTCACCTTCGTTGCGTTGCTTGAACCAATCATTGAGAGACCGGAACTTTTCATCATTGATAAGTGGAGCAAAGTTAGAGTCTGTCAAACCACTATGACGTAGGAACGGACGCATACCGTCATACATGGAAGAAGACTTAGTAGACCCATAGAGACTAGTTGTTTCGAAAAGACATATGTTCGCATCATACTTTTTGTTAAGCGCACGACGAACTTGATGAGAACAACAGATGGCCGCCAATAATTTTCCTCCCAAATAATTGAAACCCGCTGGTTGTACAGGAACGATATTGAATCCCATAATAGCGGACTTATTGAAACGACGCATCACGTCTGGATTTATGGTGTCGAGAGGTGCACCCAACCACTCATTGCGAGGACGAGAGTTGATGGTAGGAGAACCGAAACGAATCATACCGAATATCTGTCCGGTGTTCTTCTCCTTGACCATGTAAAGTAGTTGTTTGCCGGGGATTGACGACTCGACTGGAGCGGAAGTTGTTATCTCCATGTAGGTCATGAACTGGTCTTGTCGACACTCGAAGATAGAGAACTCCATGTCGTTTGGGTGGATGTTGAAATCATCGAAGACATCTGTCTCAGGGCCCATGCCCGGCAAAGAAGCAGGGAAAGTTTTCATCCTATCCATCTTTATGGAACGTTGGTATTCGTCAATACGATTGAAACTTCCGAAGAACTCATCGAAGATGTTTGCAGCATATATTGCATCAGTTTGGTTTAGAATCATAATAAATCTCTCATTCAGTTGACACATTATACACTAATATAACGCCCCTGTCAATCAATAACTTTAAAAAACTTGTGTCTAGTCCAAGGTTCATCTTGGTTTTTGTCACTGTATCCGTGATGCTCTTGGGTCACAGACAAACGTTTTGAAATCAACTGAGTAGTTGGTGTCGGAATACCAGTCTTGTGTTTATCTCGTTTATTGAAGTAAACTCCAATGTCACGTCCTACGCCTATTGTATCACATTCATTCCAAGGATGCAAGGATGTATTGCGAATTCCGTAATAATCTATTTCTGGTAGTTCTAGGTGTTTGGTGGTAAACGTTCTGAAAAGACGTTGGAGAACACAATATGGGCCACAGTTGATAGGGAAATCCTTCTGTGTTAACATATAGTGACCCCAGTGCGCGAAACTCTTGTCCATGCAGTACATACCCATGAACAATCCTATATTCGCGTAGAGTGTGTTCTCTGCGTACTCAGAGAGTAGTTTGAAGGACTCGTATCGTTCTTCGAGTAACCAAGTGTCATGTTCCATAATCCAGAACTTCTCGTCAGACTCTCCCTGCTGACGCATAAGTTCCCAGTGAGAACACATGCCCGCTTTCTCTGAAGGCGAGTGGTCGTCTTTGTCTTTACCTGAGTTTAGGTCTAGAGTCATAAGACTTTTAGACCATGTGTACTTATCCACATGTTCTTGAAAATCGGGAATTTCTGGTGTTATGGCATCGAAGGTTTCGATGGAGTCGATGTAGCCATCATCGATGGCACGTTGAAAGGAACGTTGAGAGAGATAGGCATACTCTTCAGACCGTTCATTACCTTTCATAACAATTTGTATTGCTTTCATTTTTTACCCATAAAAAAGGAGGAGACACATCGCGTGTACTCCTCCTATTTATTTACATAATAGATGTTATGCAAAGTACTACAGTTACGGTACATACTAGATTGATACCCATAAAACCTAATCTTTCTAGGTCTTCGGAATCACGTCTAGCCATGTAGGCCTTTATCTGTTGCATTAATTGTCTCCTCGTTTAATAGTTGCGAGTCTAATGTTTGAGACCCATTGATTTCAACTTTACGAGGCCGCTGACTTTCAGGTATTATGACTTCCAAATTAATGGCAAGTAGTCCTTGACTGAAATCAGCTCCCATTACTTCAACATACTCCGACAGCCTAAATTGCCGCTCGAACTTCTTCGTTGAAATACCCTTGTGGATATATTCTCTTCCTGTATCTTTGTGCTGCCCTCGAATGGTCAGTGTTCGGTTCTTTACTTCGATTTCTAATTCATCCTCGCTGAAACCAGCGATCGCGAGTTCGATTAGGTATTGATCCTTCCCCGTCTTTAATATGTTATGCGGGGGGAATATATCACCCGAGCGCCTTGAGATACGGTCTAATTCATCGATCATGGTATCAAAACCGACAAATGCCGAACGCGGAAATAGTTGTTTTGCTGTTAATGTCATGTTGTTAACTCCTAGATTATTTAGCAAGTTTAAAAGGATGCCCGACCATCGGCACATCCGGTACTATATATACAAATTATAAGAATGAAAAGTGAAATATTATCACTTTATTTAATTATCTTCGATATCTCTGTAAGATATCCAAGAAACAATCGTCGTGGTCTTCTTATAATAAACCACAACGAGTGATTAGTAATAGATTGAAGGGTCTGGGTCACCCTCTACACCAAATGAGAATGAAACACGAGACTCTCTTGGGAATACTTGGTGGTGAGTTCCACGGGGTAAGTATGCGTACATCCCTGGCTCGAAGTCGAAAGGTTCGTTATTGTCGATACCTTCCACCTTTAAACCAACCGTGCTGATAACCTGAACCAAAAACACATCCATAGAATCTTTGTGCCAAGGGTATGACCCACTTGCCCGGCCGAAACCACTGAACGCAATGTTCGTGATTTTGTTTTCGTGTAAAGCAAAGACTTCTTGCATCTCTTCATAAATTCTTCGTGCAAAGTCCGGTGCACTACCGCGACTGTGAAAAGAGTTTAGTCCAATACGCATTTTGTCCGAATTACGGTCGTAAAGGTCGTTCGGGTGAGAATCCATCATAGTCATAAATTCATTCCAGTTATAAGTCGACCCCATATCAAATGGCAGCCGACCTATAAATGGTGTTTTAGTTCGTATGTTTTCTTCTCTATCCTCAAATATTCCATAATTATCTGACATACTACTTAGCTATTCCCAATGTTATATTTTGGTTGTAGTGTCCATTCAGACTTATCTCGAAATGAGATAATTTTAATTTGTCTCATTGGAGCACAATCACGTGCTACTTCTTTATTCACGATTCCCACTAAACCCCAGTCTGCAAGCAGAGTGGCGATAGTGTTACGTCTTTCCATATCAGACGTTTCTAAGTTTGACTTCTTACCATCCAACAAGAATAGTTCTTTGAAATGGACGATAAAGTACCTACCCTGTTTATGCAAGATATGGCACGATTGGTATAGAGTATTGTCTCTTCGAGATGCTACACCTATACGAGTTAATGTTTCTCTGACTTTTAGAAAGTCGTCTGGTTCCGACAGGCTGATTTCCAGCATCATATCAGAGTTCCATTGGACAAGATTATTCTCTTCCACCTTTTGCTACCTTTAGTTTGATAGTTTTTATTTGTGATTCCGTTAAGAGCCCTATGACTTGCTTCGCCTTTTGTTCACTGTAACCAAAATATTCCTTGATACATTCCATGTCGGCTCTTTGATCAGGTTTGTCCCATTTAGAGAATCGTTTCTTTTTCCTTACAATATTTATAAGAAAATCGTATTGCATCTTAGCATCTAAGTGATGTAATCTGTTCATTTCATTGGACATGAATACCGTGTCCGGAAAATAAGACAGAGACCTATTAACGACAAACCCACTATAGTACTTGGTATTATCTTGGTCTTGGTCAATGAGATTGACTTTAGTATCATTTATACTTTTCAGAAAGTCAAATGGACTTAGTCTACTATTAATATTCATTTTTACACCACCCGCTTTCATAATCACGCCAGTATAGTTTCTTGATGCGGCGTATCTGCTGCTCGGTCAACACATCACCATACATTTTCAAGGAAGTCTTATTATCCCAAATATCCAACTGGTCGGGAGACAATCCAAGTCCTGAAGATTCGTTTAAGAATACCATAAGTTGAGAAAGTTCGTCAATATGAACAATCAGATTATAATCATGCGTACTGTTCATATACCAAGATTGAGTATAAAAATGATTATTTTTAAATAATCCACCTTCAATCTTATCCAAAACAGTGTCCAACTCTTCATCTAAACTCGGTAGTTCATTCAAACGACCTGATTTAATATACTTCGCTTGGTTGGCCAAAATATATTCACATGCAGATTTAAAACGGTCTACAGGGTCACGTTTAACTGCTATCCGATAACTATTTTTTCTAAAGGGCATTTCAAACTGACAACTATGGTTTTTAACGCTATCCATTCTATATTTGCGGCCTACGTACTCATTATGGCCCCGATAGATACGATAAAGTTCTTTGATAGAAGACATGCCGTTTTTAGGACACAGTCTAATATCAATGTTGTTAGGAAAATATAAAATATTATCAGCAGGAGTCATCTCATAATGACGTATGTGAGTTCCCATTTATTGTTTAATCTCCACGTTCGCCATGACTTCAGTCATACATGCGACAAGATTCAATTCGTGGTCTGCGACAAATGCATTCTTGTACTGGTAATCCGCGAGGATTAGTACCAGTTGAGGGATACTATTAGGCGCGACATAGTCGTACATCTTATCATAGACACTACGGAAGATTGACGCTGGTTCAACATCGATGTTGTTTACTACCCACGCTCGCATCTTCTTGAAGTTCTTATCACGGATTGCACCGAACAACTGAGAGTAGGTATCAGAGATATCTGCACTCGCGCTGTTAGGGACATTGAGTGTACCGGAGACAGAACCTTTCTGGCACTCATTCAGTACGCGCCTCCAATCTGGAGCATGTTTCATGATGATGTTAGCCAATACGTTTTTATCGTACTCCACACCTTCTTGTTGCAAGATTCTTTGGAGACGCTGCATGAACCCGCCACATAGCGAGGTCATAGTTTTCTTGTTGAAGTTAAAGGCGTATTTGGAACACCTTGAATGCAGTGGTTCGATGATGCGGTTCTCGAAGTTACATGTCATAATAAAACGACAGTTGTTAGAGAACTCTTCAATAAACCCACGGAGAGCGGGTTGCGTTGACTGTGGATTCAGATAGTCTGCCTCATCAAGGATGACAACCTTATAACCACCAGATAATGACACCGATGACGCGAACTGTTTAATCTTGCCGCGTAGGGTATCGATGTTGCCCTCTTCAGACCCATTGACAACAATGTAGTCCAGTTCTAATTCTTCACAGATGGCACGGGCCACTGTGGTCTTACCAGTACCAGCGGTACCAGTGAACATCATATTTAGTATTTCTCCACCGTCTACGATGTTCTGAAATGTTTGTTTTAGTTCATCCGGAAGGATTGTTTCAGAAACTTTCTTCGGACGATATTTCTCAACCCACAAAAACTCATTGCTCATTGTAACTCCATAATAAAATAATTAAATAACGAGGACTATTATACTACAATAAACCTCTCATGTAAACAACCATTAGACCTTTATTTATCAAAAATGATAGTTTAAAGGTATGATTTTTTCTGATACGGGTAATACAGATTTTAATTGGAAGGGGTGTCGTTTTAGACACTTTAGGGAATGGAGCCCGCGATAGGAGTCGAACCTACGACATCCTGATTACAAGTCAGGTGCTCTACCAACTGAGCTACACGGGCCTTCGTTTCTTACGTTTTTCTGAATATGACCTTATTATATATATGCGGGTGAACGCAGTAATTGAGAACCAGAAAGTGATTATGTTAGTAATCCAGAATGGATCTGTTATACCCCACTGTTCTATAATTAACCACAGAAAAAATATGTTGAGCGGATAATTAATCATTGCCCCCGTCAACACATGTACTGCGGACTCTTTAGCAATATTGGAATTTAACTTTAACAATTAAGGTGGTCTCTTGAATCAAATAAGGCATATTATATATACGTTCAAGTCAAATCATATCTTGGGCAAAGACATTATGATTCAAGAGACCGATAAGGGTTTACTTCTTCTTGGTGTCCGAATCAGCTTTCGCAGACTCTTCGGCAAATGCTTTCGCGACATTTTCGTAGAGTGCGACAACTTGGATTGCTTGGTCACGTAGTTGACCGACAGTAGTCAGTTCTTCACCTTTAAAACCACCACGGGTCACTACAGTGTCGACAACAGCAATACAAGAACGTGCTACACGGTTTGCTAGGTCATTTAATGTTTTTTGTTCTTCAGTCATTTTAGGCTCCGTAAGTAGATGACTTTTCAAGTGCAATAAAATATTGCGTATCTGAATCAGTTGATTTGAAATGAGATATTAGTTTAGTTGAAACAGAGACTTCATAGTCACCACCCAACAGTTTCATATTTCCCACACCCATGATAAAGTTGAAGTCAGTTCCTTCGGGGAAAGAACCTTCGGTCAATACCGAGTATGAGTTAGACGTGGAGTCATTGGCATCAACTACATTAATCTCAATTGAATTTCCGTTTGGACGGATAGAGATGTTGTCATAACCAAGTGCAGATGATGCACGTTTGATCTTACTTAGGGTTTCGTTAGTGAGTAAGAATTTAACTTCACACTCAGGCATCACGATATCTTTCTTAGGAGCAGAAAGCATCTCAGGGTCTGAGTAGAAATATTTAACAGAAGATAGACCACTACCGTCTGATACGGTACAGAAGTTCTCACCGAAAGTGATTGATGGACGATCCACCAAAGACAATACAGACAAGAACTCAGAGAGGTCATAGATACCGAAAGTGTTCGGGAAGGTCTCTTCGATCTCAGCTCGAGATACGATGTTCTTTGCTATCGACATAGTCTTCAGGACGTTACCGCCATTGACTACAATGTTTGGATTGATTGTCGAGAAGTTACGCAGTATCTCGACCGTGCGACTAGATAGTTCCATTGTTGTATTCCTTAGTTAGTATGGTGATCATTATACAGAGTTTACACCTGTGTGTCAAGTGTTTTCTTTCATTCGACTGAAGTTTTTATCTTTAACGAATGTCAGCTTGCGTTCGAAGTGAGCATCCTCAAGTTCAGTCTTGTGAGAGATTACGAAGACGTTAGTGTCTTCTTTCAATGTGTCGATAATCTTCATAAGGTTATCTACACCTTCACCGTCCAACGAAGAGTCGAACGTCTCATCCAGTATCAACAAGTTAGTCGATACAGAATTCTTCATCTTGGCAATCTGACGCCAAGTAAATAGTAGGGACAGGTCAATACGCTGTTTCTCACCTTCGGAGAACGAGTCGTAAGAGAACGTGTCGCGATATCGTGACCGGATGGTTTCACTGAAACTATCATCCAATTCAAAGTGAACGAAGAAGTCTAGAATCTGTAAGTACTTGTTGGTCAACTCATTGATGACCGGAATGTACTGTCGGATAATCTTAGTCTTGATTCCCGTATCACGAAGCAACTCACCAGCAATACGATTGTAAGATGCCTTCTCATTAAGAACATACTTCTCATCAGTCCTCTGGTGCAATTCAGAATCTAACTCAGACAAATCAGAGTTTGCTTGACCCATATCACCAGAACTGTCGGCCATATCATTGAGGTCAGTACGAAGTTTATCTATAGACCTCTGAAGTCGAATGATGGTCTGGTTGTTATTATGCAGAGTATTCTGGTCAACAAGACACTCGGACATGCGAGACTCAAGGGAGACGATATCGTCTTCATATATCTTGCGTTGAATTTCCGCCTCATCCATAGTGGTCTTCAGACCTTTCGCTTTGGCTGTTGCAGAATCTTTCTTTTCTTTTCGCAACTCTTCTGCGATATCTTGGTCACATGTAGGACAGTGTTCGTTCTCATCGAAGAACTTTGCTTCCTTAACTACGGTCTTAACCTGTGTCTTGAACTGTGCATAGTACTGGTCTAACTTCTGTTTGTTTTCACGTACTGTGGACAAACTATCCGTGATGGTTGGCAACAACGAGTTAACCGTCTCAGATAAAGTGATGTTCACCGCATTCAACTCTTCTATCTCAGTCTGGAACTCAGAGATTTCACCCTCTTTATCCTTACGATGCTGAGTATTGATAGCAGTCAAATCACGGATATACTTCTTCTGTGCGTTTATCTTAGTCTTGACTACTTCAATAGAATGGGTGTTGTTCTCAAGCTCGCCTTTTAGGAGGGAGGTTTTCTCCTTGAGTAACATGTTCATCTTAGAGAATATGTTAATGTCAAGGAGGTCTTCTATCACGTCACGCCGAGAGGTTGAGTTGAGTTGCATGAACGGAACAAAAGACGACGAACCTAGAACAACAATCTGATGGAAACTCTTGTGAGACATCTGAAAGACGTTCTTCTCAAGAATGTCCTGATATTCCCGTGCGTGTGAACTCTGGTTAATCATACTACCGTCTTTCCAGATTTCAAACTTAGCAGGTTTAATCCCCCGCACCACACGATATTGGACAGTATTAACACTGAAGGTAACCTCAGTCACACAGTCTTTATTATTGATTGTGTTGATTAACTGATTCTTGGTTATCTTTCGGTGCGCCTTACCAAACAATGCAAACGACAACGCGTCAAGCATCGTAGACTTACCAGCACCGTTCTCACCAACAATAAGGTTGGTCGAACTGTCTAGGAAGTTTATTTCGTTAAAATAGTTACCAGTTGAAAGGAAATTCTTCCAACGTAAGGTTTCAAATTTAATCATGCAATCTCGACACTCTGCGCTTCAATCATTAGTTCAGATACTACAGCCTTAATACGTTCTTTGTCTAAGTCTGTTTCTACTTCTTGGATATAATTATACACTAAAGTTTCGGTGTCGTCAATAGTTATATCAGTATCCGAGACATTTTCTCCTCGGAATTCTTTGAAGTCTTCGGCAATCTTCAGTTCGTGTATCTTCTGCATCTGAATCTTATCGACATACCTCTCAAACTTCTGCATATCAGAACGGTTAGATACAATCAACTTAACGAACTTGCCGTTCAGATATGATAGGTCTTCGAAGTAATTGATAGTGTCTTCATCATAATATATTTTATGGAATAGAGTGACCTTATTCTGTACTGGAGTCATCTCACGAGTTTCGGTGTCGTAGATGTGGAAGTACTTGGGGTCGTGCGCATCGTTCCAGAAGAACTCCATCTGCGAACCTAGGTAAGTGATATTACCCTTACTGGATTTAGTATGGAAGTGTCCGGACAACACGGTTTCAAAACGTTCTAGAGGTTTCGGATCCATACCAGTGTGACATACGATACCCTTATCCATCTCAAATCCTGCGAGTTCAAAGTGGCCACCGATGACATCAGCACCGCAGTTGTCCAAGAAGGTCAGAACCTCTTTCTCATTCTCAGGACAAATCCAAGGAACCAGACCAAACTTTACACCACCATAATCACGGACTATAGGATCCATGAGGATATCAACCTCATTGATGTAGTGACCCATCAACTCTTTCAAGGAGTTTAATTCGATAGTATTTTTAAAGTAAACGTCATGGTTGCCGGGGATAATATCCATATGAATATTGTGATCCCGAAGCCTATCCAAGAAGATACGGCGGTTGTGATTTAACGCCTTTAGGTTAATAGTTTTACGATTATCATAGTAATCCCCCAAATGTAGAATCTGGGTTATACCGTTCTCTAGGAGATAGGGGAAAAACTCTTCGGTGTAAAAGCGTTCTTGATAATCCATGAAGATATCAGAGGAATTCCGACATCCGCAGTGGGTATCATTCAGTATTGCGATTTTCATAAATGACTCAACTCAATTTATATGACGACTATTATACTACAATAAATGGCATGTGTCAAGTCTTTATTCTAATTGCATATTATAATCCGGTGGAAGGTTAGTAGTTTCACAAAAATTGTCTCCACACCTTTCAAAGGTTTGGTTACCTAGGTTTTTATTTTTTTCACGTTTAAGTGATTTCTGATTATCAATAGAAATTTTACGCATTCTTTCGACAGGTGTAGCGACTGTACATACATAGGTAACATCATGGGTTATTGCAAGTTTCTTTGCATCTTTACCCAAGTTGTCTATTACTAGAGTTCTGCACTGGTCATCAGAGATATCACCCGTTGTTGCGAAAGATAGATATAATACTGCTGTGATGGCTTTCAATATTTACTCCAGATAATCGGATAAGTCAGAGTCGACATTTACAGCACGTCTTTTTCTTTTCTTCTCTTCTTTAGCATATTGTTTGAAATCGTCATCTGCGTTTTTTACAACATCGATACGTTGACGCAGAGTATCTATGAAGGGAGAAGCTTGTTGAGAGAAACCTTCACCGTCACCATCCATGAATGCGCTAATATGTGCTTCAGCAATATACTTCATCTTGATGTCTTGTTGTTTCTTTTCTTTTTGAATTCTTCGGAGGAATGCATACCATGATATCTGTGTGAAATATGCGAATGCATTTGGTTTACCCGAACGGGTAGCAGCTTCAATATCATAGTTCTCGATTGCTTTGAGACAGTTCTCCACAGCGTCCATCACCATCTCTTCACGATAAGTGTAACGAACGAAGTTCCCCTTGTGAGAAAGTCCTTCTGCGATCTTTAAAAAACAAGTAGCAATATAGTTAGTCACCACAGGGTGTGGTTTACCCTGTTCTTTAGCTTCCTTGACAGTGGTGCAGTATTCTACTACTGCGTTTGAGAAATCTTTATTACTTACGTAATGGGGTTTTTCTTTTGGTTTCATGATATACTATTCCATTAATTTAGGGTCTATTATAACAGTTTATAGACCGTTTGTCAATCAATATGCATTACTCTATTTCGTAAATCGCTAGATGAGAATCTATGCGACCTTTCATTGAAGTATAATTGTATACCTCGTTTCCTACAAATATCCTTGCCTGTGAAGTCTTTGTCTCTATACTCTTCACCTAGTATACGCAAGTCAATCTGATACATGGCAAGAATGTCTTCTAAGTCTTGTTCAGTCACATACGGAATAATCTCATCGACATATCCAACTGCATTCAGCTGAGAATATCTCTCAACTATGGTCTGCACCGGAGAATTCTTGTTAGAACGGTCTAGGGAAGGGTCAACCTGTAACCCACATATAAGGTAATCGCAATGTGCCTTTGCATCACGCAACATAGCAACGTGTCCCGCATGTAACAGGTCAAATGATGAACAAGTGAACCCTACTATCATAACGTTTTATGTTGTTTAACTAACAACTCTAGTGCCTCTTCAACAGTGACATCTAAGTTATAATGAGTGGAGATAAAAGTTGCGTACTGTTCAAAGTGTGGTGCAAGACCTAACTCTTGCCTAACCTTTATCTGTACAGCATAACCTTCCACTTCAGAACGAAGTCGATAGTCTTTATTGAACTGATACCAAATCCCGTGAGTACAAAACGTTCTCCAGAACTGATGGACATGAACTTTCTCATGCTCTATCAAAGCGGTGTTATTTCTGTGTGCTTTACGAACAAAGATGATAGGCCCGAGGACGTATGCCGCGAACCTCTTGGGAATAAATGTGCTTAACGGAATAATAATATGTAATAACATTTTTTTTACCTCTACCCTTGACAGATAGTGTTTTATAGTGTATAATCTAGCTTGTTGTCCAGAGGGGTATATAAGGATTAGTTTGGTAGCATTCCTGTAACATCTGAATCAAATACGTCACTTTCTTTCCTCATATCATCTAAAAAATCTTCTAATGACATTTCTTCATTATGCATATCCTCGACACCTTCGTTGTAATTCTCTTCAAGATAGTTAGCCATCTCTTTAAGAGCAGTCTTATACTGTTGCAACATTTCCTCAGCAGGAACAGCTAGAGACATAAGCTTATCAGTAAAAATGACAATAACATTGGTGGGAGTGTCCTGATAGACCATATACGTTTTAAAAGTAAAAAACTTCTCACCCGTCTTCAGTGTGTTCTGCATCAGACTCATTGCATTATTAACAATTATAGAACCGGAAGTTTCGTCCAGAACTTCACATATAACTTCTTCGCCAGTAACTAACTTCAAATGTTTAACTGAAGAACTCATCTTTATTATCCTTAGATATTATAGGTTTTAGGTCAATGGGATACACTTTGTATTTAAATCCCTCTTTAGTATATATCTTAATCCTTTCAGCGCTATGTTTCAGAGTAAAATTCTTATGAGACTTGACATGCAAATCATCAGCGATATCAATAAGCTTAGTAGTCCGACCATCGTCAGACTGACGAAGACCCCTGCCAATCGATTGGAGTACCTTAACTTGGGACTTGGATGGAGTCGCGAATACAATATTATGCAAGTTGCGGATGTTGATGCCAGTGCTGAAAGTGCCAAGAGAAGCGACAATAATAGAGTCATTTTCTTTTTCTACGATACCTCGTATCTGTTCTCGATCAGTCGCATCCACTTCACCCGAAACATAAAACACTTTACGGTCTTCTGGGACTAACGACTTAATCATCTCATATAATACCTTACCATGTTTCTCAACAAACTGAAACATGACCAAAGTATTACCCGTCTGGTCTATTGCTATTTTACTTATAAACTTATTACGTGGTTCATATGTAACAATATAATCAAGTTCTTCTTGATAGTTCTTGTCTTTCATCATATTACAGATATCACTATGATACCTCAACAACAGAATTGATATCTCCAACTCTGCTAGTTGTTTATTCTTTTGCAATTCCACGGTGCGTGTCACCGTAAACGTAGGGCCGAATAAACCTTCTAACACTAACTTATTCGTTTCAGTCCCATCAAGTGTTCCTGTAAGACCGAATCTGTATTGTGCTTCGGTGCACTTGTCCATCATCGTAGAGAGAGACTTTGCTTTGAAAAGATGTACCTCATCACCAAAGACGGTGTTGAACTGTTCAAACCACTCCTTACCAAACTTATAGATTGACTGCCACGTAGAGATGATAACTCTCTTGTCAGTAACCTTTTCTTTACCAGAGTATATCTTATGACAGAACTCATCAGCATCATAACCATAGTCAGCAAAGTCTTTGTACATTTGTTCCACCAGAGAGGTGGTAGGAACAATGACCAATATCTTCCCTTCGGTCACTTCATAACAATACCGTAGAAGGTTGTAAATGATGAAGGACTTACCACTACCTGTAGGACTTAACAGAAGACATCGTCTGTTCTCGACTCCATGAGCAATAGCTTTGTACTGGTAGTCTCTGGGTTTGAAAGGTACCTCCAGAAGAGATAAGAAATCAATCAGAGCGGGGTGGTCGATATCCTCTTTGAAGGATGGTATCCCATAGACCTCATGTTCGAGTATTTCTAACTGATAAAAACGGTCTGCACAGAAACGACGCAGATGTGTATAGAGACCCACGTTCATTTGTTTTGAAACCATGTTGTACAGTTTCACTTTCCCGTCCCAGTGACGAGACTTGAATGCTGGCATAAATTTATAGCCAGGCACGAAGAAAGAGAAGTATTCCCTCAATTCATTTTCTTGTGCTGGATGGGCCTCTACCATGAAATGGGAGTGGTCTTTCATCCTTATCCGTATCTTATTATCCACCGGCTTCGAACTTTCTCCAATCAATCATATTTTTAATGGTTTGATGTCGCCACTTCAACGTGTCGACTATATTACTTAGGGATTCGATAAGTGTCTTGTGATAGATGATTTTTTCCTCAGACTTCTGTATCTCAGGGTCTGAATCATAATAATAATCCATCTCACCTTTCAACATGCGCAAACCATTAAAGGGGTCTAAATCCCATCCAGTTGCTAATATCTCTTCTTGAGACATCTTCCCGTTGTAGTATAAGAACTTTTGTTTTAGTAACGTCTTCTGATTGTTTTCAGAACGTTTGAGTTGTAATTTGGCGAGAGCCAGATACTGCAAATACTTTGCATGTAGTGATGGAGTCTGTCGAGAAACTTCGTCCAGTTGGTGCTGTGATATCTCACAGTCCTCTTGCCATTCTTTAAGAATGGACTCTAAATCTATCATCATATAAAAAACCTAATGTGTATAAGGTATATATTATAACACTAACTCGTTATAAAATCAATACAATCTTGCCAATAATTTTCATCATGTCCTAGGACATAGGACAGTGTCATTCTGTAACAATTGGTACTGGCGGCATGATACACCACGTCACCAGAACCATATGTACCAAAGTGTCCCGCCTTGAGATTCCATCCCTTCTCATCTTGAACAGTTACGACCTCTTGGGTCTTTGGATCAACATACTTAAACCACCCGTCACCTTTTTCCGACCAAGTGAAGATAAGGTTATATGCGGAAGCGTTTGCATTATTGTGCCAACCAATAAACCCCTGTGGAGGATATAGTGTGGATAGTGCACTATGTTGTACGCCCAACTCTTCGGTCAAACTAGTGTTCAGATTGTGCCATGTCTTCGCATACTCTTCGGGGTGAGTACCATTGTAATGTTCTGGTTTGATAGGATAACACACGGACGTGGATGCGGAACCATCATGTTCTTCACCCATGTCAATGATTCTCCACATTTCATCTTCGCCAGTGTACACGTCAGCCATACCTTTCAATTCTGAAAAGAGACAACGATTAGATTTCTCTGGTTGGTATAGTTCCCGATAGGTATAACGAAAATCTTCGAGAATACTCAGAACGACACCGTTCTTGATTGAGTACTTTTTTAAACTCATGACAATTCAAATTCGGTGAATCTGAAAGTGGTATCGAAGTTTATATAGGTAACGTCACCTATGGTTGAGGTAAGTTCTATAGCACCTAACTGTGTAGGTATACAGTTCTTATATTTGATTTGTGCACAGAAGTTGTTGTGACTTGTCAACACAATTACTGTGATATCGTGGTGTATTCCATCTACCTTTTGATAAACAGAATCTTCTAACCACTTTTGAACTTCTTTATATGCAGTTAGGTCTTCATCTAGGATTAAGTTTAAAGACAACTCTCCATACGAAATGGTGTCGCCTGGCATAGGCAACCCTTGAATCCTAGGAATAGGAATCTCTACAGCAGACACGCTAGCGCCTGGATGTTGAACCGACTGAGCAAAGAACTCAAGATTACCATACGTCTCGCGCTCAATTATAACACGAAACCCCGTAGGTTGTAGAAAGTTTTTATTGTCTGTTAGGCTCATATCATATCCTCTAGATTCATTGTATTTATATAAACAATAGTACCGTCCTTGGTCAGCGTACTCCTAATATTCTTTATTCTGTTTCGTCTGGTTCTGTTGCATCTGTGCCAGTCTTCGAAGCAACATCTTTGATAGTGCTAGATGTTACGTCCAAGACACCAGCGGTAATAGCAAAGACATCGGAACCGACACCTTTAACGACACCACCAGTACCATCGATAGTCGCATCGATAGTAGAACACGCAGATAAAACCAACGCAAACATAATTGTCAGTAAGCGCATGTTAATCTCCATTATTCGTAATTCCGATTGTGGTTCCGTAAGATACCGTCATCCACCAGTGCCGTCCGTACCGCTTGATACGTATAGCCAAATCCGTTTTATATCCTTATTTATACGCATAAAAAAAGGGACTCCGAAGAGTCCCTAAAAAGTGGTATGGTTACAAGGTTAGACGCCAAGCCCATACTTCTTATTTTTTTACATATCTTATGCAGAAACCATTAGGTTGTCTACACGCATGATACGGTAGTACGTGTTAACGCCAGCAGTTGCAGCAATGTTCTGCTCACCAGCTGGAGATACGAATGGGTTTGCAGCCATTCCGTAACGAGTCTTGAAGCCGATCTTAGGCTGGAAGTCGTTTTCGCCAACTGCTTTAACCATTTGTAATGGAACATATGGGCAGTAGAATACACCAGCGTCATAAGCGTTAGAACCCTTATAACCAACAGTGATGTAATCGATTGAGGCGTATGGATCGATATAAACTTTCATTTTACCGTTCAGAGTACCAGCAAAAGTATTACCAGTGTCGTCTACCTGTAGACCAGCGCCTACTTGATAGTCCAACTGACCAGAAGCAGCAAGTGCAGTAGCAACGTCTGATGAACAGATTACGATGTTACCCTTACCACGACGAGTTGTCTTAGCAATCTCGTTCGCTTCACGATCCAATTGAATTACTAGACCTTTGAACTTCTCAGCTGACCAACGGCCATCTGCGTCTGAAGTTAGGTCGAATACGCCTTTAGCAGCGATTGATGCTTGTTGAGCACCTAGAACCGCTTGAGTGTTAACTGTACGAACTACTTCACGGTTGATTTCCGCTAGGATTTCAGTTGAAAGGATGTTCGCTAGTTCAGTTTCTGCGTCAAGACCGTGAATTGCTTTCAAGTCTTGTGCTAGTTCTAGAGAGTATTCTGCTTTAAGTGCACGTGACTTAGCAACAACAGATTGCTTCTCGATTGAGAAACCCATTTCTGCGAAATCATTACCAGTGTTACCCAGTGCTTCAGCAGCTGCTGTAGACATTGGACGACCAGCAGCATCTAGTTCACGACCAAGACCAGTAGCCTCGTCAAAACCAGACATACCTGATGATTCACCAGTTTGTGAACTAGTAGCAGAACCAGAGAATGCAGAATTTGCTTCGTTGAATAGTGCTTCAGTACCGTCTTGTGCAGTGTAACGTGATTTCATCGCGAAGATAAGACCAGTTGGGCCTGACATTGGCTGAACGCCACAAACGTCATATGCCATTAGGTTAGGCATTGCGCGACGTACTAGAGAGATCAAAACTGGATCCCAGTTGTTTACGCCAGCACCAGTTGCGTTAGTTGGAGTTTCGGTTAGAAAACCTTGAGAAGCAGAACGCTCTTCCATCATTGCTTTTTCTTGGTTTTCTAGGATAGCAGCAGTAACTGCTTTACGGTGATGATCAGTGATCTTACCAGCTGACTCTTCGTTGAGTACTGGAGACCATTTTTCAATCAATGTATCGTATGAATTGTTCATTTTTTAGATTCCTTATTTCTTAGAGGTTTTTCTTAGAGCAGAGATGTAACCTTCCATCATGGAGGATACTTCAACTTCTTCTTCAGCGTCTTCAGCGACTACTGATTCATCGATTTGCTCAGGGATTTCTTTTGAGAAGTATGACTCTTTAACAGTAGTTACTTTTGCAGTGAATGACTCTTCACTTTCAAAATCAACTGTTTCAAGAAGGCCTTTTAACTTCTCCGCTTGGGTGTCTGCTAGGTCACGAGAAGCTTCAGCGATGATTGACTCACGCTTGTAAGTTTCTAGTTCTTCAGCAAGTGAAATTGCGTCACCTGTAGTAGTGTTTAGTTTTTCTTCTAACTCGTCTACCTGTGATGCTAGTTCGTCAACTAGGTCTACCTTAGACTCTGGAACGTCAATGTAAGACTCTACGAATAGGTCTTTCATCTTGTCCATGAACCCTTCAGCGATTTCGGTACGAAGACCGGAGTGGATCGCTAACTTGTTCTCTTCCATCCAAGATTCAACTACATAGTTTAGGTAAGAATCGACTTTACCGACTAGGTCAGTTTTAATCGAATCGACTTCTTCAGCAAGTTCTTCGGTGTATTGCTCTTCGAGACGTGTAACTTCTTCGGACAACTTAGTCTTAACAGCTGCTTCGAAAATTACTGATGTCTTTTCCTTGAACTCTTCCGATAGAGTTGCTTCGCCTTCAACGATAGCTGCAAGTTCAGACTGAGTGTCAGTCTCTTCCGCAATTACGTCTTCTAGGTCAGTACCTTCCATCATTTTAGAATAGGCTGCCGTTAGGTCGCCTTTTTTCATTTTATTTAAGGACTGGTACATCGCATTGATCATACCTGCCTTAGTTTTCGGTAATGAAGCTTTAGAAGTTGCTTTAGCTGCTTTGTCTACGGACGCGATTGACTCTGGTTCAGATACTTCCTGACCATCTGTCTTCATGCCTTTAGCTGCAGGAGCTTGTGCTTCTTCGAGAGTTTCCTCCACGATTTCGTTAGTTTCAACATCTGTATCGCGGATTTCAGCTTCGACTTTTTTATTAAGATCAGTCATAGATGACTCCTTATAGTTTAGATTTGATTAACGAGAGGAAATTCTTGAATTCCCGAATTTGCACTTCTGGACGAATTGCTATCGGTGCTTGCTTGATTTCAGTCTCTATCTCTTCAATGACTTGAGGTTGCAGAATTCCATTATTCCATACCCAGTCGACACCTTCCATAATCCCATTAACGAAAGCTTCAGGTGCACTTGGATCCTGTACAATATCTACAGTACTAAGAATAAAGTCTTCTTTGACGTACATGACGCCATTTTTGCTCTCAAGACTTCCCATACCACGAGTTGACACGCCTAATTGGACACCACCTTCTAAGAGACCTTTTACGATCTTGCCCATAGGAGTGTCTAATATTTGTGCTTTTCCTACCACATCAGTGCCTTCTAATTTGAGGTCAGTGATGAGGTGAGAAACTTTATCCAAGTTAACTGTAGGGCCTTCAGGGTGATTCAACTCACCTACAGCACGCTTCTTGCTAACTTGGTCTTCAACGTACTTATTTACCGCAGACTCCATAATGGCCTTTGGGTAGATTCGTCCGTTTCTATTCTTTTTGTCTGCTTGCGCAAATACACCTTCAATAATGTAACTCTTCTCACCATTATCTTTAGCTTCTACAATGCATTGTACATCGTTTTCTACGTATTCGCTAATCAGTTTCATTTTATTTACCTAAGTCTTTGAGGACTTGTTTCGCGGTTGATTCCGCTTCTTTCTGTGACTTAAACGTATCAACAGAATCACCATCAATAGATAGGTGAAAACCTTTGTCCGTTTTTGTGATAACTACAGGGTATTTAGACATCTTCTTATTGAAGACAATCTTGTCCTTGGATTCCCGCAAATGTTTAAATGTTTTCACAATTAGTCCTCGTTTAGGAGTATTTATACAAAAAAGTATTTATAGTGAATATTTATTCAACTTCGGCCGTAAATTCTTCTTCTTCGACCTCATTGTCCAATATAGCATCTACTTCGTCGTCTTCCATTTCCATCTCAACGGGGTCTATACCGTTGAATATCTGGTCTGCGACAGCTACTTTTTCTGCGTCCAGAGACTGTTGTACTTTGTCCCCTAGGATGTCATTAAATAACTCCTCTGCACTGTTGAAGTTGCCGACCTGTAGAGCATTAACTAGGTCTAGTGTAGGGTTTGTTTCCAATTCTAAATCACTCATTATTAAACTTCCTCTTCTTCGTCTCCGCCATTAGCATTTTCGGCTTCAACTTGTTTAGACATGTCTTCGATGTCTTCATCATCAAACATCATTACGTTTTTCATTACCCACTCACGTGAGAAATATTCACCAACATAAGCAGAGATTTGATCCATAGTCTGCAAACGTTCACGCAGAAGTTCTGCGTCTTTCATTTCAGTGAAGTGATTGTCTCTACTGAAATCTACTTGGATGTCCGACTTCCAAGTTTCCCAATCTTGTTCTGTACAAACACCTTTAAGAAGAAGTTGTTTCTTCAAGATACCGATGAACAAGTGGGCGAACTTTTTACGTAGACGGTCAATGAACTTTTGGAACTTGACTTCGTCACGGTTAATCTCAGTGGTTCTTCCTAGAGAGAACTGAGACTCTTGTTCCAAACGGTTTAATGGAACATTCAATGAACGATACAACTTCTTTTGGAAATAAATGATATCGTCTATCTGTCCCAAGTTCTCACCGCCAGGTAGAGTACTTATCTCTGTGCCACGACCGCCTTCTCGACGAGGTAACCAGAAGTCTTCGAGCATGGCCATGTGTTTGCGGTCATCTTTGATTTCACCGCTGTTGGCATCATAAACGATTTTGTTACGATACCGAGACATAATGTCTTTTAGATGTTGTTCCGCCTTACCCTTCGGTAAGTTACCCACGTCAATATAGAAGATACGACGTTCAGGTGCACGTGCCATACGATAGATGACCAGTGAGTCTTCCATCATACGTAATTGGTTTACGGGTTTCATTGCCTTCTGTAGATACGACAGCACACGTTTCTTACTGGAATCTAGAAGGCCTGAAGTGACATACGAAACAGAATCTGGTGACAACTTGATACCGTTATTCGCACCAGCGCGTTCCTGATAGACATAAAAGTCGTTAGTCTTGTCAACAACCTTTGCACCTGTCTTAGGATCTTTTTTGTATTGCACTTCCTTTACTTTACGAATCTTGGTCGCGTCAACAGGTCGGCATTCTAAGATGCCTGCTTTGAGGTTGGATTCGTTAACTACTAGGTGATGATATATTCTTCCGTCAACATACCATGAACGGAACATGTCATGACCATACTCTTCGAAGTTCAACATGGCGACAACGCCATCGAACTCTTCGGTAATAGTCTTTTTGATTTTGTCTGGAGCCTCAACCTTATCTAGGTTGATGCTGATAGAACTTTCTAGTTCTGAGGAAACGATTGACTCGTTGATGATATCTTCGATTGCAGCATCACACTCTGGGTGTTCCGCCATGTTTCGATATTTTTTGATTAACTCTTGGTTATCCTTCGCGCCAGTGCCTTCCATATCGACATACTGACCAAAGTAAGAACCTGATGCAGTAACATACCCAGCACCATCTTCATCCACTTTAGGGACAATAGAAGTTGCTTTCTCGTTTTCTTGATTTGCCTTCTGAACTCGTTTTAGTTCGAATCCAAACGCCTTAAACAAATTGTTATCTGCCATAATATCCTCTTACCTAATAAAAGGGGGTGGAGAACCACCCCCATTCATATACTTATAATACCATTAACTAGTGGTATCTGACTCCCAATATTGAACTTGGAATTCCACTGTATACTCTTCGATAGCGTCCACACTATCGTAACTTACATCGATTGCCGCAACGTTTGTTGGGAAACAACCACGGAAGTTATAAGTCTTCAATATCGAACCGTCTTTATCTAATTGTTCAACGATGAGGTCTGCTTGGTAAGCAACAGGGTTAGTGATACCCGTGTTAGCGCTGTGACCATTCATACCGTTCATCCACTTTTCCATGGCGTTACGTGTATTGAAGTCGGTATCGTTCAAGATAGTAACTGTCCAAGGTTCGAATGTACGATCCCCGGCTAGTTTCAATTGTCGACCACGAAAAGGAACTTCAATAACATTCATGATTGATGCTGGCAATTGCGCAGTCTTACACAAAAAAGATGTTAGTTCCACATCTCCACCGGCATACGCAGGGAAGTTAACAGTTGCACGAAATAGATTTGGACGTGCACCGCCACCTTTTAGTTTTGCTTTAAAATCGTCTACTCTTAATGACATGATTATTCCCCTTATACTGTGCCGACTACTTCTTCAAACTCAACACCTGATCTTACAGCTACGAAGTTTAGAGTTACGTAGTTGATTGAACGCGCTGGCTTGATGAAGCAAGTTGCGATGAATTCGTTGCGGTCGACAACTTCTGCGGTGTTGTTTGTTTCGTCACAAACAACGCGGAAGTCGGTGATGCCGCGCCGACCCTGAATTTCCCGTAGGAATGGTTCTACAATATTTACGAACTCTGCACGAGTAAACTCGTCGTTGAATTCGAACATTACGTTTTCGCCTGCTTCACTAATTGCTCTTTCGATAACTAGGAATAGTCTGCGTACGTTGATACGGTCGAATGCAGATGGACGCGATTGGTGAGTCTTGTCACCATATAGCATTACACCTTGGCCTGGGATACTTACAATTGGATTGATTCCATTCTTGTAAAGTTTATCACGCTCTGTCTTACTAGGATTAATCAATAGTTCAGTAACACCTACGTATTGACCACGTCTAGAACCCGCTGGTGAGAACCAAGGAGCAGAGACTGCATCGGCAGCGGCCATAACGCCTGCTGTTGAAGATGCTGCTGGGATAAACTCGTACTTATCTTCGTATTTGTTATAGACCTTAAACCAGTTTCCATCAACAATTAAGTAAGATGAATCTTGATTAAGAGTAGTCTTGATGTATGTTACCATACTATCAACATTACCTGATGTTGGGGAAATTACCGCAACGCAGTCTTTTCGAGATGTAGCGATTTCAACAAGCTTCTGGTGAATAGTTTGTGCTGAATCCTGACCACCAGCTGGTTGGATAAGGAAATCAATCTGGATAGCTTCTTTGTTTAAGAAAGCATCGTATGCATTCACGTAATCTACTACGGTTTCATTTAGAGTTCCGTCAGAACCGCCTATCAATGTTACTGTTCCTGCCGCTGGTACACCAGTAGAGGTGACCCAAGAGGAAGATTTATTGATAACTTCTGTAACGAAATTATTAGAACCGTTTGGATTTTTAGCATTAGGGTCAGTGGAAACGAATTCGTATGTTTCGACAACTTCTCCTAGTGCGGACGATGAAACATATCCGAGAGAAACTACAATGTGAAGTTCATCACCTACTGGAGGAGATGTGAAGAAACCTTCAAATTCCCAAGCAGCGAAAGTTGATGAATCTGCTACGGATACAGAAATTGTATTACCGAGAGCACCAAAATACTTTGCTTCGAAAGCACCGATTGTTGATTTTCTGTAGCCTGGGTACGCTGGAGTTACTTCAGTTCCATCAGAATCTAGGACTGCTGGAATGTCTGGTCGGTCTGCGCGAACTATAAATGCGCTTGAAGAATATTTTAGGAAGTACGAGGCAGAGAGAAAATCTCCTGCATACGCATCTCCTGCTAGTGGGGATCCAAAAGTAGACGCCAACTCGGTTTCATTACCGATTAAGATTGGTGTGTTCAGTGGGCCCCAATTAAAGTCGCCTGCGAGTGCGCCAGTAGTGGAAGTGACAGCAGGTACGATACCTGTCAAATCAATTTCTCTTACTGTTACTGCCGGAGACTCTGAAGATAAGAGAGTCATGATAGTGTCCTTTTAGTTAAGGTATAATAAGTTAGTCATAATACGGAGTTTTCTTTCAATGTATCTATTTATACTTTTAGTAAATTTACCAATTATCGGGGTCATATGTCGCCCAATTCATACTGTAAGGGTCGTATAACTCCTCTTTGGGAACATAGTCCGAACCATCATCAATGATTCCGAAAGGGGGTAAATCGTCCTCTATCTCCTTCATACGTTGGTCAAACAACATCTGCTTGATATTGACATTGGTCATGTCACCAAAAGATTGTGTCCCCACAAAGTAACCGAACATGACTAAATTCATCATTAAGTCGTCATGGTTACCGTCAGAGGCTTCGTATGATGTTCCTTTGGAAACAAAGGTGGACACTTCCATAATAGTGTTTTCATCAACAATATCGAGTTTATGGTTCTCGATGATATCCTTGATTGAGGAACATCCCATCCGTTTTACTTTTCTGTCCATGCGGATACCGATAGCATCTGCTTTGATTGCAGACTCTAGGTGAATGTTCTCATATTCCAAATCTTGATATAGGCCCACGCACACGACCATACCTTGGTCATTGTTCTCAATAACAACATACGCTTCGTTATATACGTTAGCATATTTGTAAATCATGTTTGGATATAATATTGGGGATATCCTGTTGTTCCTGTACACACATACCTGTTTAAACGGTTGCACCGAAACATCGATTATGTTAAATGTTGAATAATCCTGTCCTCGCCCTTGACAGACATCGACAGTCATGATATACTGATGCTCTAGTATCGGTTCTTCATAAACTAATAAGTCCCCACCTTCTAGTCTACGTTTTGGTTCTCTAGCACGTAAGTCAAGAAGCACTTGACCCTCAATAAGAGTATTACCAGTACCAAAGAAAGTATTACCAAACTCTTGGTCAAACTGCAGCTGTGACGTATTTGCAATCGTCTGAGCTTTCCACTTCTCATCTCTGCCAGGCACATCCCACCAGTCTACACGGAAGGGTTTATACTCATTAACCTTCTGTACCGCACCTTCCCATATCTTCTGATATGTGTTACCAATACCGTTCGCAGTACTTGTTATGATAACTTTTGTATCTTTACCAGATGAGATTACTGGGTATGTTGATGTGTAGAACTCTGCCGCATTCTCTACGAAAGCAAACTCATCTAGGAACAGTAGGTTAACCGACATACCACGAATAGACGAACCGGAGGTCGCTGCAGCGATGATACGCGAGTTATTGGAGAACTCTATAGACCCTTTGTTGAGTGCCTTACATCCCGGCTGGAGAAAGAATGGAAGGTTCTCTAACATCAAGGTTACACGTGAAAGCATCTCACGCGCAGTTGCACCTTTGTTAGCAAGGATTGCAATTGTCTTCTCTGGATGAAACAGGGAATACCATAAAAGGTATCCCACAGAGGAAATAGACTTACCTGACTGTCGACATGCGAGAACGATAGAGAATCTATTATCATTGAAATGTTCGAACATCTCTTCCTGATAATCATACAACTTGAATGGTACTAGACCTTTATCTAGGTGCACAACCTTAACATACTTCCTACAGAAATATGCGGGATCTTTCATACACTTCTGATATTCCCTGAGTTTCGTTTTGTCCCAATCCTCGGAAACGCCGTCACGTTTGACCTGTGGGTTTCCGAGATAACTGTTCTTGGTATATGAAGTCATCTTATGAAGACCTGTAGAGACTTTCTTTTAGGAGCATCATGTCTTGTTGCTGTAACGGCATGAATTATCTTACCTTTTTGAAATACCGCCATACCTAAATCTGGTCTAATAGCCGTGGTCAGTTTGTCACCGTCCATTCGGAAAACAAAATATCCACCGTAGTTATCGTTCCAGTTATCGTTTAAGTAGAATGATGCAGATGATGAATATGCACGGTCAGTGTGCCAGTTCAGAGCAAACTCCCCTTCACCCTCATAATACATTACAAGATAGTCTTCATAATTGTTGCTAGACCCAATCGTAGAAATGCACTTGTCCGCTAACAGTTTGACCAAGGAGGGGTCTGATACTGGGTGTGTATTAGTATAACCACCCACACCATCTATCAACTCTTTTGGCCAAGAGTCGTTCCTTAGTGGTGTTGGGGACAATTCGACATTTTTATTCATGTGCGATATAATTCTCTTATATTCCGCATCGGTGAATGTATCGTCTGTTATCTTTACCAACTGGGTTTTATTTTTCCTACGTGATATTATCTTCATCATCGCTTTGATCAATAGTTTTTTCATCTCCCAACAGCATACGCTGAAGGTCTGTAGTGGAACCAACGAATAGATTATTAGTAGTTGAAGATTCTGGAGGTTTGTCTTCTTTGGTAAGCTCTTTCTGCTTTTTGTTGAGATCCATCAGTTTATCGTTGACATCTGCGATGCCTTTAATCATACCAGATAGAACCTCAAACGCACGAGGATGTTCACTCTCACGTGCGACTTCAATCATGAGTTCTAGGGACTCACGACCTTTCTCAATTAGGTCATAGTATGTATCACGAGAATATTCATAGTCTTGTTCATGCACAAAATTCCGTTTCTGTACATCATCGAGGATGGCAGGCGGGTTGCTCGAATCATTCATAATGTATTTCCTAATTATTCTGGGAAAATTATCTCGGTGTTGAAACCGTAATCACCGTCTGGACTTACGTCTATAGGGTCTGGAGTGGTATTTATGGTTTCTATAAGAAACTCTTCTCCCTCGGCCTCTGTCAAAAAGTTTAGGTTTGTATTGACTTCACGAATCACCGGCCCTTTGAGTTCTGGCCCATAGAAGTTAACTTTCATCTCGAAAGTGAGAGTATATATGATGGTGCGTCTTTGTTCTACAGGGCCTTCGAAGTCATCTTGAAAATCTAATCCCGTCAATACTATTGGCACATCTTCTTTAATGCTTGGTTCATCCGCAAAAGGTTTGACAGTCAAGGTATATTGAGGAGCAAAATATGGTAAGATTTGTTCTACTACTTGTAGAGCATCATCCTGAGACTTTGCATAAACTGACAAAGAGAACCCGACATTATACGGAACACCAACGTAAGTTTTTCGTTGAACCGTATTGTCTGTGGTGACAACATTACTGAAGCTGTTTACTTTAGGTAATTGACGTGTTGCGTCATATGCAATAGAGTTTATCTCGAACGACATACGTGGAAGTTTAATAGCAACTCTGCGTTCTGCTTCCTCTCCGTTAGACATTTCTTCTAGTCGTTCTATGAAAGACCTTTTAGGTGCATATGATAGAGGCACCTTGACCTGTGATAACACCTTACCCGCTGAGTCTGTTCTCAAAACATGTAAGTTATTAAACATTGAACCGAACACTGCAACGCAAGTGCGGACACGTTTATGATAAAAGTGACTTCCCATCATTATGATATGTCTCCGAATGGATTGGACTCAGAGAAGTCCACAAAATCATTAGCGAAATCATCAAACACTTTATTCTGTGAAAGTGGTTGGATTTCATTTACACCTTCGTCCAAAGATGCTGGAGTGAGGGATGCGTTATTTCCCACGACTGGCTGGTCTGATGACCACACATGATAGTTACCGTCATCGGCTCCGGTGTGTGCAATCTTGAGTAATCTGGTTTCGTGATTCCAGTATGTCACCTCACCTTCAATCTGGTAATCAGTGAAGTCTTGAGAAACAGTTTCACCCACGATATAATACTCCGACTCTCCGGTACCATCCATAGTGAGCTCATACTGGAATGCGTGTTCCGTTTCAACTCTATCGATGCTGTCGATACCAGTGTCGAAGTCTTCATCAGAGAATTCGAATAGTTCACATTGCATACGGAACTGAGGTAGTTGGGACAATTGATAGAAAGGAGACTCGGTCTCAACCTTCTTGACCTCAAATAGAGATTCGGACAACGGAAGATAGATCACATCACCTTCTCTTGGACGGAATTGATTGTCCGCAAGACGGTCGCCAACAAGCTGTCGCCAGCGCCGGCGAGCAATAACGAAGGTTGCTTGGTCTCGGAGTTCGATACCAAACTTAGTGAACAGATCTCCTTCCCCATCAAATGCTTCAGTGTTTTCAATATACACTTCTACTTTATAGGCATCAGAGAACTGAGACTGGATGCTGTCTAGGAAGATTTCTTCTCTTTCAACAATCTCTCTCGGTAGGTAATACACATCCTGTCCGTAGAACTGGATTGCTTCAATCAGAATGTCTTCGTAAAGATTCTGTTCCGGTCTGTGTTTTTGACTTATATATGGATTAGTTGCCATCAATTACCCCATGAAGAACATAGGCCCTTCATCTTCTTCGTTACGGAATTTTTCCATGAGTCTCTCAATGTCCGCAAGGGCATCTTCATAGATTAAACGTGCGTTGACCGTAACACCGCCAGGCAATGTCATACCGTCAAATTTAATTAGGTTGGTACCCCACTGACGTTTAATCAGTGCGGTTGCATATTCTTTTAAAAACTTGTGATTCCAGAGAGAGTTGTATTCGGTTATACTACTATCTGGGTCACGTATGGCATAAACTTCAAATATTATAAAGTCATCTACATTTAGATTATTTTTAGAAATATGTAGGTTTATACGATTATATTGACGATCAAATGTAATTTGTGGATAACCACCCAGTTTCATGTCGAGTAGAGATAGCTGTTGCTGCATTTGTTCGTAATGTGCAAGATCTCCTAGTAGACCACCACCATTAGCAAAGTCACTAATAGTATGGGACATAAACTGCCATGCATCACTGAACCACCCCGAATGTGCATTACTAAAACTCATCGGTATCATGCGAACTACTGCGGTAAGATCCAAGTCATCACTGAGGTCAACAGTCTGATTGTCAACATCGGCCTGAGTCAACTGATGTTTCAGATAGTATCTCTTAGACCCGTCCGGATGATTTTCACGAAACCACTGTAACGCCTCGTCTATACGATCGTCTAGTTGTTCTTCGTCTATATTGACTTCAACTACCGGATGCCCCAAGGCACGTAGGCAGTAATCTATTAGTTCTTCTCTACTTGTTGAATACATGACTATAGTCCAATATTGGTTACGTACTATTTATACGTTTATTTATATTAAAATTAAATATAAAAAAAGGGGGAACCGAAGTCCCCCCTTATATCTTAGTGTGTAATTAAGATTAATCGTTAATGATAACACCGTTCACATCATAGATGTCAATACGGTAGTGTGAACCACCTTGACCTTCTAGTTTAGAGGTATCATCCGACACAACAGCTTCAGCAACACGTAGTGACTGTTCTGCTTCCACTTCATCAACCGCAATCTCGCCAGTTGCTTGTAGTTTAGTATCATTGATACACAAACCACCAGACAACGCAGTCTTGACGCGATCATCAGAGTAGTACTTATTGGTAATACCTTCTGGGATATTATCAGTAGTACGTCCTTCCAAATCTGTCAATCGAGTACCGTGACCACCAACTACACCACCTAGGGTGCTGTCAGCATTCTGGAACTCAGTAACGATTTCTGCAAGAGAGTTCAGTGCAGTCGCATCCGTGTTAGACAAGACATTAGAGATCTGAGACTGTAGACCAGATTCTGCACTTGTTGCACGAGATATTTCAGCATCAATTGCAGACTGTAGATCACTATCACCAGCAATACGATCAGCAGTTTCATTAGCTACCGCAGTTGTTCTTGCTGTAGTCTCTGAAGAGATCGCATCGTTGGACGAACCAGTCAGTGCATCAATTGCAGACTGTAGACTTGCGTCACCAGCAATACGATCAGTTTCTTCTGCACTAATAGACGCAGATAGATCCGAATCACCGGCAATACGACCACTTGTTTCAGTAGCAAGAGCAGTATCGAGTTCAGACTTATCTGAATCAAGTCTTAGACCAAGTGCAGTATCACCAGCGCCACGTGCATTCTCTTCAGCGCTTAAGTCCGCTTCAAGTGCAGTGAGGTTGTTCTCAGCAGTAGTCAATCGACCTTCGTTACCATCAACACCAGAGTCAACATAGTCTTTGGTAGCGAATACTGAAGTATCAACACCATAAGAAACAACACTTGTTGTTGGAGCTGTAGCAAGAATAGGAGGGTGAGCTCCAGTCGTCCCTTCATCCATATCAATGATAGTTGAACCGGAAACCGTGAAATAGTTATAGGTGTCTATTTCGAACCTTGAACCATTGTAGGTTTCTAGTGTATTTACAGTTTCACCAGTCAGAATGTTGTAGATAATTAGACCTACATAACGGGTTTGTCCGTCACTAGACATGTGACCAGTAGGAACAAATAACATATCTCCAGACAACGCAAGACCAGCTTTACCAAGACCTTTTGAATTGTTCAAGACTTGCCAAGGAGTACTGCTTTCCTCTACAAATGAACGTATGAAACTACCATCATCAGGATTATGGACGTGTGCACGGTTTGTACCATCTGTATCTTGAGTCCGGAATACTACATACTTGTCACTTACAGCGATACCATTAGCATACATGTTGGTGTTGTTACTAGGGCCATGAATGGTAGTACTGAATACAGTCCCTGCAAGACCATAAGCACCGGAAGTTTTCAGTATAGTAACACCCTGATTCGTCTGGCCAGTCGTGCCACCAGTTACAAAGTAACCGCCACCGAAGTCTGCTTCATCCGGAGTTCCCATAGGATCATAAGAGTATAACTCAGCCCAATCGGAGATGTTGTGAACTTTAACAGTGTCAATTGCGCTCCAAATTGACCCATAAACCGCGATTGCTCTAGTATCATCTACAACAAAAACTCTGCGTATAGTAGGGTCAGTGATAGTCGTAACTAAACCGTGGTCTGCTTGGGCAATATTTCTTATATCATAGATTTTACTATACTGTAGATTATCATTACTGCCTCTAGTAAACGCAATGTGGTTGCCATTGATAGAGAGATAAGATAACCAAGGATGGTTTAGTTCTGGGTAATCATCAAATGACCAAGACTTGACCAGTGTACCATCTAATAGATGCAAGGCGATAATAATTTCACGGCCGCCAGATTTTTCCAGCAGAAGAGTCACGAAATGGGTGTCCGAAGCATCCACAGCCTTGATCTCGTTGTCGCCAGAATATAACTCATCTACACCAGTTATCGCAACAAAGTCTGATGGAGTTAATGAAGACCAGTCCACTACAGAAGAAGATACTTCCGCAATACCAGTACCCAAATCAGACGGCTGTATAGCACTTTCAGCAGTTTGCTTGATTGGTTCCATTCGAATATCAACTTCAGCTATACCAACTTTAGATGCGATAGATGCAGCAGTTGCATCAGCGTCTGCTTTAGTTGCGATAGATGCAGTAACAGTAGATGCAAAGTTCGCGTCATCACCCAGAGCAGCAGCTAGTTCGTTAAGAGTATCCAACGAAGCAGGAGCAGCGTCTACAGTAGCAGCGATTGCTTGTGTTGCGGCAGTTCCAGCAGCAGCGATTGCGGCAGCTTGTGCAGCGTCTGCTTTGGCAGTTGCATCAGCAGCTGCGGTTGCTTCAGCGGCAGCCTGTGCAGCATTTGCTTTGGCAGTTGCATCAGCAGCTGCGGTTGCTTCAGCGGCAGCCTGTGCAGCATTTGCTTTGGCAGTTGCATCATCACTTGCAGTAGAGATTGCAGATGTTACCGCAGTTTCTCTAGCACCAGTCTCAACAGCAATTGCAGAATCCATCTGTGCAGTAGTTGAGTAAGGAGTCAAGTCAGTCGCAGGAATTGCAGCAATAGCTGAATCCATCTCAGCAGTAGTTGAGTAGTCAGAAAGGTCTACACCAGCAACACCAGAGTCAACATAGTCTTTAGTAGCAAATAGTGAAGTGTCTACACTGTAATTGGTTGTTGTAGAAGGTACACCTTCCCAAACCTGTACGGTTCCCGAAGAACCAGCACGCCCACCACTAGCGATAGTGGTAACGATGGTTCCATTAGATGAGGGGTTAAACGAACTATACTCCCCTTTACTCCATAGAGCAACCGGAGAAAATACACCTGAATCGGAAATTTCGTGTATGTACCAAGTGTAATTATTACCCAAATCCCAAGGCTGCCCAACAATGGCAAACGCTACAAGATTATCTGTTATCTTAGAAACTAGATTGTAACCATAAGAATAGTCGTGTGTACCAGAAATTGCGTCTCGTTCACTACTTACCAAATAACCAGTGGTATGATCAAACGTGTACACATTTTTTCCATACCACGACTGAGCAACTAGAAGATAATTTCCAAACACTTCGAAAGTATCACTGAAATGTGACCTATAAAAGTCTGATTGAATAGAATCAGATGACAAATCTTCTGGATAAGGGTCTTGGTAACTTCTAATTAGAGAACCCGTTGACAGAGAGAATTGGTGAATAGACCCCTCCGAGAATCTTCCACCAGCACCGATGAACACAGTGTCTCCAGAAACCTTAACGGTCTTGCCGAATCGTCCAATATATCGTCCACCATCACTATAACTAGGGTTTGTGAACTCTTTTACAATAGAACCGTCCTCAACATCAATGAGTAATACTCTACCACCTTCATTCTCACCATTAATATCTCTTGCTTTACTATCAGAAATTATCGCAGTACTGGTACCATCTATTAAAACAACATTATCACCAAAAGAACTAGCGTCCCAGTTGTTTTTGTAATCACCCGTATAGTCATTTCCCTGAAGTAGTGCATGAAGTGTAACTGTCCATTGATCATGGGTCTTGTATACGTACACAGCACCTTCTGAAATATTGTCTAATGAGTTACCAGAACCATCTTTCGCATCTACATTTTCAAAATTATGGGCAGAGACGACCATATAACCATCATTAAAGGCAACTTTTTCACCAAAGCCAGACCCTTGCGTACCTTGGGGACTCTCGATCAAAGTGCCCGTCTCTAAATCTGTTAAGTAGACTGTAGGTTGTACACCATTATAGGTAGTACCGGGCCCGTTAGTTCGTCCACTTGAGAAAATATCTATACTTCTGCCGGTCAAAACATGTTCCCAACTGCCCATATGAACTCCACCGTTCAAATCGTTAGTAGTTATGTTAGGCCAATTGGTTATAGAAGTTCCTAATATTTCTGAGGAAGGAGATGGTGGTTCAACACTAAAATCGATGACCGCAGTTGTCGTCTGAGCAATACCAGTTCCAAAATCTTCTGGTTGGATCGCAGATTCTGCTAGTTGCTTGATTGGTTCCATTCGAACATCAACTTCAGCTATACCAACTTTACTAGCAAGTGCGGCAGTAGTTGCAGCGTCATCAGCTTTAGTAGCAATTGAATCAGTAACAGTAGATGCAAAGTTTGCGTCATCACCTAGAGCAGCAGCCAACTCGTTAAGAGTGTCTAGTGCGGCAGGAGCAGCGTCAACTGTTGCAGCAACAACTTGATCAGCATAAGACTGAGCTTCTGACTTAGCAGTTGCGATCGCAGAACCCATTTCAACAGTAGTTGAGTACGGAGTTAAGTCAGTTGCAGGAATTGCAGCGATAGCAGCAGTTCTAGCAGCAGTCTCAACAGCAATAGCTGAATCCATCTCAACGGTAGTTGAGTAAGGAGTCAAATCTGTAGAAGGAATTGCAGCGATAGCTGAATCCATCTGTGCAGTAGTTGAGTAGTCAGAAAGGTCTACGCTTGGAATATTAGCAATTGCAGTTTCTATTGCATTAAAGGCGGAACCGAGTTCACTTACGTCATATTGTCTGACGTATGTAGGATTTTTCCAAGAATCTAAATCTGCAAAGTAATCTGTTACATATAGTTGGTTAGTAATCGAATCATACGAAAGATAAGTCCACTGGACGTGATAATTGTCCCAAACATTGGTAAATGCTACGGTGGATGTGTCAGACTTGTCGTACCAATGCAAACCACCTTCCAGACGAGGAATTGCGTAGTAATTACCAACACTAGTAATCGATGTATATCTCCTACCAGAACCAGAGTCTGGTGTGGTAATAGAGAATGCTATATCAGAAGTCCCTTTGTTATAAAAGGTGAATGTGTCAGAGTTATTGTAGACCGCAAAATAATCATCTATTACCACTCCGTATTCGGTGTAATTCGTTGCGAGGGTGCCCACAAGTGAGTTATCGGAGGTATCTATTATGGTATAGTCACGATTAAACAAATCATTAACATAAACATAACCACCACCAGCTGACATGTTACGACCCCAATACAGATCTCTACTGTAATTTTGAGGCCCGTTGCTGATAAGACCTAGGTCACTTGGGTTAATTTCGACTGGGGTAGCGGTGATGTTAGTTGCATCATAAACAAATAGTTGACCAACCTTAGTTTCTGGCGAATTACCAGTATCACCGTATCTAGTTGCATAAAATTTATTCGCAACTTCATCGTATCCACTTCCAGCACCCAACATGTAATTCGCACCCTGGCCTGTAGGAAATGCATGTTGATAGACTTTAGTTATGTTGGATAGGTCGGTAAGGTCATAGAACTGAAGTGAACCGTGATTATCACTACCAGCATCGTGGTTTGCAACCATTAGAATCTTAGATGTTTCTGAGTAATAAAAAGTGTTACCCCATGACCTATTCCATGTGAACTCTCTGTCGTAGAGTTCTACTGGGTTTTCCATATCATTTCTATCATATATGAATATAGAACCAGACTGATTTAAACCCGATGTTTCATCATTGTGGGACACTAAGATATAATCGGTGTACGTCTTGATAGTTTCTCCGAAACCACTGTAGTTGCCATTAGCAGCATTGTTCAAAGCATACTGTGGTTGTGGGTCATCTAAGAGAGAAAATTTACTTGGTGCTTGAGGGAGTACTTCAACACCATTCAGATAATCAACAATACCTGAAACCACAGATCCGTCTGCTTTGCTGTCTAGTGCAGCAGTAGTCGCAGCATCGTCTGCCTTAGTAGCAAGTGCGGCAGTAGTTGCAGCGTCATCAGCTTTAGTAGCAAGAGCAGCAGTAGTTGCAGCGTCATCAGCTTTAGTAGCGATAGAAGCAGTAACAGTAGATGCAAAGTTTGCATCATCTCCAAGAGCAGCAGCCAGTTCATTCAACGTGTCCAATGCCGCAGGAGCAGCGTCAACTGTTGCAGCAACAACTTGATCAGCATATGTCTGTGCTTCTGACTTAGCAGTAGCAATTGCAGAAGTCATCTCGCTAGAAGTTGAGTATGGAGTCAAGTCAGTTGCGGGAATTGCAGCAATTGCAGAATCCATTTCAGCAGTGGTTGAGTATGCAGAGAGGTCTACACCAGCAACACCAGAGTCAACATAGTCTTTAGTAGCAATTACTGAAGTGTCAACGGAATATTCGTTACTAGTTGAACCTGACGGAGACACTGTTGTATAAACTCTATTAGAACTGTCTCCACCAACTGCATAAAAACTAGTTCCATCATTCGTGAATCTTCCATTTTTGTCAGTTCCGAAAGATTCAGTAATTTCATAACGTAAGTCTGTACTCAAATCTAATAGGTATCTTGTCGCAACATCACCGTTCATTTCAGATACTAATAAAGCGGTTCCCATCACACTGAAATCAGCACCAAAATTATCGGCCGCAGTTTCAGAAGAGTAAGAAGTTATTAAACTACCATCAGTGACATCGTAAACATGTATATATCCAATGTTATTTGCCATCGACTCTATCGAATACACATAGAGCTTACTATCAGAGATTTCAACTCTCAATGCAAAGTTTATGGTAGGAAGAGGTTTCTGAATTTTATAAATTAAATTCGTAGAACCACTTGTTTCCCATCCATCCGGAATATTGCTAACCGTGAGTTCCGCAGCACCAGTATTCGAAACTGCAAGAAAATTTCCTTCGATTGCAAGGGAGACGCCCCACAGTCCACTAGGAGATTCCTTTGTCACTGTATTAGTTTGACTTCCAGTAGTAATATCAAAAGTTAAAACTACACTTTGTCGATTATGATTACTGTCTTTCGGCCCTCTGGCAGATAAGTAAAGATAATTTCCTCTCAATGCCATGTCCATCGGCCGATCACCCAAATCGGCTGATATGGTCGAACTTTGATATGTACCATCACTAAGATTTATTCTGTGTAATTTTGCATTATTAGCTCCACCACTTGTCATGTAGGTTACAACAAAAAGTGTGGTAGAATTAATTGCCAAAGCTCCGCTTATATAAGATCCGCTGTGTCCGAGAGAACTAGACCCTTGGAAAAAGTGCAACTGGTCTCCAGTAGTGGTATCAAAGATAGTAACACCAGCACCAGAGGATATGGCCGAAACCGTACCATTTGTTACAAATGTATCTTCTCTATTAGTGCCTGGACTTCCAAAAAATTCTGTATTACCTGAGACCACAACGGAAGATACTGAAGGTTGGACACTTAAATCTGAAGCCGTTGTGGAAACAGTTAAGATACCAGCGCCAAAGTCTTCTGGTTGAACAGCAGTATCAGCAAGAGCACCCTGTGCAGCAGTTGCAACACCGTCTGTGATTTGAGCAATAACCGCATCTAAATCTGCTTGTTGTGCAGCAGTATCAGCAAGAGCACCCTGTGCAGCAGTTGCAACACCACTTGCAAGTGTCTGTTGAATCTGCGTAATTGCAGTAGAGTTGTTCGTGATTAAAGTTGAAATGTCACCGTCTTCACTTTGGAATAAAGCGACAATCTCTTGGAGTGTATCCAAGTGTTCCGGAGAAGTGCCAAGGATTGCATCTACCTGTGCCTGAAGTGCTGCGATGTCAGTCGCGACTGCTTCGTTCACAGCCTCAGTTATTGCTGGTAGTACAAGTTTGCCTTCTGCGGTAATTACAAGTTGGTTACCGACAACTACTTCACCAGTAATGTCGACACCATTTTGTATTCTAAATTTCTTATTAGTACTCATTTTTAAGTATACCTTTTAGAATTGTTAATTGGGAGCTGGACTGATTCCAGTCCCGATGAATGAAAGTAGAAGAATTCTACTTTCGATTTGGAATATATTCTGAATCCAGAACATATTTATAATGTTACCCGACTCTGGTGAGCCGGGTAATACTGTTATACGAAGGGGTTGATTAGGGGGTTATTCTTCAGCTAAACTGTCAGTTAATATTTTTACAAATGCATCTTTACCAACAGAGAGTTGATCAAGATTAAATTGAGTTGAACTGATTTTACGTTCCAAGTCAGCAATGTGGTTTACTACCATTTGCTGTTGTTCGGTCATATCTTCGTATTGGTGTTCCACACCGTCTATAATTACTGGGGTTGTTTTTTTCTCGCCCATGTCATATTTCCTCTTAGGTTAGTTAGTGACAGAACTTATTTATAACACCCCCAGCCCACTATGGGCCGAGGGTGAGTTTGCAATCATTACCAAGGAGTTCCTACAGATACAGTTACTGCCATGATTTTATTCCTCTAGTTGTGCAACACGGTTGCGCAATGATTGTATTTCTTTGATTAACATTGGGACTAGCTTGCTGTAGTCCACACCCATCATCTCTTCTGAGTCTTCTGGTACTGATACAGATTCCGGTGCTACCTCAAGTAGCTCCTGTGCCACCATTCCGTACTTCTGGTGTGACCCGTCAGCTTTCCAGTCAAATGAACGTACTTGGATAGCGTCAATGTCGTCAGAAGCAGAAGGGGCATCTACGATGTTTTCTTTGGCTCGCTCGTCAGAAGTCGTGTTAAACAAAATCTGAGAAGTTCCATGCTGAGTAATAGACCCAAGTTGAGAGGTGTTATAAGTGAAAGCCATAAAGAGGCTGCCCGACCCAGTGCCATTAGCATGACGAACATAAATATTAGAGTCAGCCGCTTGTCCAGAAAGTGATATTCCAGATTGCGCACCCGGCCCTTCTACAGTACCGCCCACCAACAAAGCGCCTGAGTTATTAATAGTCACAGCAGTATTCCAGCTTATAGCTGAGTTTGCTGAACCTGAGGCGGCTACTTTAAACTCTTGCTTACCATCAGCAGTATGTGCAATCTGAGCGGAAGTATTGGTGTTTATACGTTTCCAAGAGCCATCATAATATGCGTTCGTATTAAACCAAGTTGAAGTTCCGCCCGATTCACCCGCAATAGAAGAACCTGTTCCTACCCGTAGAACTTTAAATACAGAAGACCACGCCTC